TTAGAATCCGTAAGCGGTGCGGGGGAACGGCAGGACATCACGGATGTTCTGGATGCCCGTGAGGTACATGATCATGCGCTCGAAGCCCAGGCCGTAACCGGCATGCTCCACGCCGCCGAACTTGCGCAGGTTGAGGTACCAGTCGTAGCTGGATTTGTCCAGCCCCAGCTCGTCCATACGAGCTACCAGCTTGTCGTAGTCTTCCTCACGCTGGCTGCCGCCGATCAGCTCGCCGATGCCGGGCACCAGCATATCGGCTGCGGCCACAGTCTTGCCGTCCGGGTTCTGCTTCATGTAGAAGCTCTTGATCTCCTTCGGGTAGTCGGTGACGAAGACGGGCTTCTTGAAGACGACCTCGGTCAGGTAGCGCTCGTGCTCGGTCTGGATGTCCACGCCCCACTCGACGGGGAACTGGAACTTCTTGTTGTTCTTCTTCAGCACCTCGATGGCGTCGGTGTAGGTGATGCGGCCGAATTCGCTGTTCGCCACCAGCTCCAGGCGCTCGATGAGGCCCTTGTCGATGAACTGGTTGAAGAAGGCCATCTCGTCGGGACAGTTGTCCAGCACATAGCGGATGACATACTTGGTCATGGCCTCGGCGGTGTCCATGTAGCCGTTCAGGTCGCAGAAGGCCATCTCCGGCTCGATCATCCAGAACTCGGCGGCGTGGCGGGTGGTGAAGCTCTTCTCCGCACGGAAGGTGGGGCCGAAGGTGTACACCTTGCCAAAGGCCATGGCCATGGCCTCGGCCTCCAGCTGGCCGGAAACGGTCAGGTTGACCGGCTTCTCGAAGAAGTCCTGGGTGTAATCGACGGTGCCGTCCTCGTTCTTGGGCACGTTCTCCAGGTCGAGGGTGGTCACGCGGAACATCTCACCGGCGCCCTCGCAGTCGGATGCGGTCAGCAGCGGGGAGTGTGCGTAGACGAAGCCGTTCTCCTGGAAGAACTTGTGGATGGCATAAGCAGCCACGCTGCGGACGCGGAAGGCGGCGTTGAAGGTGTTGGTGCGGGGGCGCAGGGTGGGCATGGTGCGCAGATACTCCATGCTCATCTTCTTTTTCTGCAACGGGTATTCGTCGGCGGGGCAGTCGCCCAGGATCTCGACGGAATCGGCGTTCAGCTCAAAGGGCTGCTTGGCCTGCGGGGTCAGCACGATGCGGCCCACGATGCGCAGGCTGCTGTAGAGGCCGGTGTGGATGACGGCGTCGTAGTTTTCCAGCTTGCCGGCTTCCAGCACGACCTGCAGGGTCTTGAAGCAGCCGCCGTCCGACAGGGCGATGAAGCCGATGTTCTTGGAGTCGCGGATGTTCTTTGCCCAGCCGCAGACGGTCACGACGGTGCCGTCGGCGGGGGTGTTCTTGTACAGCGAAACGATCTCAGTGCGTTCCATGGTATCTCCTCCGATGTAAAATAAAAAGACAGCTTTGCCCTGAAGTTTCAGGGCGAACAAGCTGTCTTGTAATGTCCGCGGTGCCACCTGAATTACCGGAAGTGTCCGGTCGCTCACGCGCTCATCTCAAAAAGAAAGCGCTGCCCTTGTAACGCGGGGCGCAGCGGCGCACCTACTGGCAGTTTTGCAAAAAACTGGGGTTCAGGTTGCAGCTCCTGGGTGTTCGTTCGCGCAGGGGGCGCTCACGGCTCGCAGCAACTGCCGTGTTCTCTGGAAGCGTCCCGGATGCGTTACTTTTCCCGATCTGTGCTTTTCGGTAATTCTAAAAATAGCACAGGAAAGCGGCTTTGTCAATCAAAAATCAAGACTTTGTCTTGCATTGAAAAGTAAAGCATTAAATGCGCCAAAAAATCGGCTCTGTTTTTGTGGATTTTACCACAACACAAACAGGCCGTCAGGTTTTTAGCCTTTCAGCCTCGATTTACTGTTCACTTTCACCATGTATTACCTACTATCCACCCTTTCGGCATCGACTTTTCTGTGATAGATTTTTCATCTCGTGTCGTTCATGCGGTCAAACCCAGCTCCCGCAGGCATTGGCGGAACATAGTAGCTGCGCTCTTGTACCCATGAATCTTTCTCGGGTAGTTGTTGATCCAGTTCTCTGTTGCGGCGATTTCTTCCGCTGTCACCTTCGAGAAATCCGTGCCCTTTGGGTGTCGGCGGCGGATCATGCCGTTCACGTTTTCATTGCTGCCCCGCTCCCACGAAGAATACGGGTGGCAGTAATACACCTTGGTTCGCTGGCTGTCGCTCAGGCAGGACTTTTCGATCTCATCCGCCATCGCAAACTCCGTTCCATTATCCACAGTGATGCTCTTATATATAGCACCAAACTTCTCTGCTCCCAGCTTCCGTTCCAAAGCATCCAGTGCCCGTACCGTTGTTTCTGCGCGGCGATTCGGAATGAGAATGATGTTTTCGTTTCTGGTCTTGCGCTCCGTCAGTACCAGCAGCGCAACAGTGCTTTTATTTTTGCCGGAGTATACCGTGTCCATCTCCCAGTGTCCAAATTCTTCCCGGGTCTTCACTTCCTCCGGGCGTTTTTCGATGCTCTCTCCCGCCGGTGCCTTTGCCGGGTCCTTCTTTTTGATTTTCTGGTACTCGTTCTTTTTGATTCCATGCCGCGGCAGGGCCTTTTGTGTCAAGTTCAGGAACACCCCCTTTTTGATGTAGCTGTACACGGTCGGGACGGAAATGTGCGTCTTGAACGTCCGTCCTTCTTCCATTGCATAGCCGTACACCGCCGCCGGGGAACAGTCCTTTTCTATAATGGTATTTTCAATATAAGCAGCCAGCTCGTGATCCTTTCCGATTTTGAGGCCCGGTCCCTTTTCTCGGAGATGTGCCTGGTACTTCTGCTCTGCAATATCCGGGCTGTATGTCGGGATCAGCTCCCACGTCGTTCCGTTCAGCCTGTCATAGCTTCCTCGTTTCAATTCCCGGTACACCGTGGAGGGGTTGACCCTCAGCTTCTCCGCTATCTCTCGTGTCCTCATCCCTTCCTTTTTCCACTTCTCGATGCGCAATCGGTCTGTAATGGTCAGATGTTTGAACACTCGCACGCCGTTTTCCTCCTTTCGTTTTTGGCGTTTCTTTTCGTTTTAAGCGTAAATTATACGGTGCGTCGTTGTCAATGTGCAAGCTTTCCACACTTTGCACGGTTCCTTTGTGCAAAACTTCCAGACAAGCAAAAAAACTCCCCACCAACTGCCCGGTCAGGGCTGCCAGTGGGGAGTTGCGCTATGCTTTATTCAGCTGTGCGGCGGGTCAATGTACCTGCTTTTTCAGGGTCTCCATCACATTGTCCGCCTGAATCGCCTCTTTCGTGAAGCTGTTGTTGTTCCACCATGCGATCAGGGCGGTGACCGTGGTGATGCCGGCGGTCACAAGCTGCTCCACGGTGCTGCTTTCAATGGGGATGATGGGCTTACCCGCCGCAGAAAGCACCTGATTGGCAAGAGCCAGCAGCAGGCAAGCGGTACGGACGATAGTTGCGGTCGAGATTTTGAAGTTACTCATAGTTCATCCCTCCATGTTGTCCTGTTCGGACTTCTGTTTCAGGATTTCAATAGCCCCGGTCAGTGCCTTTGGAATCGGCACCCCCATCAGGCCAGCATTCTCAATGATGGACAGCGTCTCGTTTGCGATGAACGCGATCACGGTAGCGTCCCGGATAAAATTAGACCCCATCACCGTGTCGAGGTGGCAGGCCACCAGCACGATCAGCAGGGTTACACCTTTGCGGCACAGCCCCTTCCACCCGGCGCGGGATTCCAGTGCGCCGTCTTTGCTCTTCGGGCTGGCGTGGAAAACCCCGGCGACCACAAGCCCCGTGATGTAATCGACTGCCATGAACAGGATCAGCGTCGAAAGTGCCGCATCCCATCCACCGAATTGACTTGCGATCAGACTGCCGATTACTCCAACCATGGTGCAAACTCCATTCTTCGCTACATCACCCATCTGCTTTTTACCTCCCGCACATCGACGTGGACAAAACCGTTCGCGTAGTATCGTCCAATGCCTCCCTTGCCGGGAAGCAGGGTTTCGACGTATGCGGCCAGCGTATCCACCGATACACCAGCGATCCAGATGTCTGCGGCCTTTCCGTAGAGGTGCTGGCTGTAATGGGACGCTTTTTTCTGCTTTGCATTGTGCGCCGCAGTACGGAACGCAGAGTTGATGTTCACAGCCTTGCCGAAGTGATCCCGGATTTTTTGCAGTAGAGCCACAAGCTCGTCATCGATAAAGATCGGGTCGCTGCCGTCTTTGCACTTGAACTCCCGGACGTGGAAGTTCTTGCTCAGAGCCTTGCTCCCATCCTTTGCATAGGAATAGGCTTTAATCGCCATCTTCAACATCTCCTTTCGGGCGCAGGTCCGCCCCGCACCCTCTCATGCAACAGTCCACCATCAGCACGCCAAACTCGGCCCGTTCGGTGGCGGTGTCCGCACCGCTGGTTTCCAGCCGGGTCAGCAGCCTTTCGCACAAATCAGCCCACGCCATTGTCGCCCTCCTCCAGAATCTCCTTCGCTTCGGCCTCGGTGATCCACGGGGAAGCCTTGGGGTTCTTGGCTGCGTTGCGAACCATCTTCTCAGTCCAGAGACCGTTATCGTAGTAGCGTTTCACCCGGTCGAACTTTGCGCTGTGCTCAGTCATTGTCAGTCACCTCCGTTCCGGATTCATCTTCGCCAGGCAGGTCGATGCCGGACATCATGCTCAGATAGTCGAGGTTGGCCGCGTTCTGCCTGCCCAGCAGCAGCGCTGCCGGGGAGCGGTCGGTGGCGGTGCTGTGCTCTGCCAACACATACCAGCGGTAGGCGTTGCCCTCCCGGTCGGTGTCCTCCTTGAGCACCTGCTCGACCCGGAAGGTGTGCTCCACCGTCATATCAGGGTAGCGCTCAGTCACGGTGTAAAAGCGGCCCGGGGTAAGGTCACAGGGGCCATCGGTGGACTTGACGCGGAGAGTCTGGCGCTCGATGCCGCTAAGGCACATCACACCGAAATCGTACTGGATGATCTGTTCCATTGCTTCTTACTCCTTTCTCTGCTGTGCTTCCGCACAACGTCTTTCAAGATTTTCAGCAGCCCGGGGCGCACCAAACGCCGCCGCAGGCGCTGTGAGTCGCAGTGCCGGAGCTGCCCGATGCGGGAGAGCAGGCCAGCAGCCATACTCACAGCCAGCGGCTTCCCACGGTCAATGCGCTTGTAGGCTCGTGCAAGCTGGCGCTTGAGCCTGAGCAGGTTCCGCTTGCGCAGCAGCACTTTTTCGTGGTCGTAGCGGTAGCCGAGCGCCGTCACCATCCGGGTATCGACTTTGTACACCTGCCAGTTTTCTTTCAGCCGCAGCTCCACGCCATGAAGCCACTCGCTGATTGCCTTCACGGCCCGGTGCAGCTTGCGCTTGCTGCTGGCAAAAATCGTGATGTTATCGATATACCGGATATAATGCGACACTTCCGTTTTCTCACGGATAAGGTGGTCAAGGGGTTGCAGCATCGCGTTTGCCATCCACTGGCTGATGTAGTATCCGATTTTGATACCGTCCTTGATGACGGCCCAAATCAGGCGCAGGACAGGCTTGTCCTTGATTTTCCGCGCCAGCCACCGGATGACATACTTTGGTTGGATGCTCTTGTAAAAGCTCTTGATGTCCAGCTCTGCTGCATATCGTGTGCCTTTCTTGTCCTCGCGCAGCCATCGCTTGATGCCGCGCATCCCGTGGCTTATTCCACGCCCCGGGATGCTCCCGCAGCACCAGTAATCCATGCCCATCATAAGCACAGGCTCCAACGCCTGCACGATCATGTGATGGATATACTGGTCAGGCCAGATAGGCGGTTCACATACCTCATCCCTCCATTTCCCCGCGCTTTTGTCGTAAAACGCGAACTTGCGCGGCGGGTTCGCCGTCCATCCCGGGTCTTGTACCATCCGCTGGAGTTCTGCCACTCTTTCATCAAGAGTGCGCTCCACCCAGCGGCAAACGCTGCGCTTGTGGTGCGCTGCGTTCACATTCAAGATCGCGAGCCGGACGTTTTCCTCTGCCGCAATATTTTCCATGATGTGACTGGCCCGTTTGGGCATTGCACATCCCTTCTTTCTTTCCTTGTTTGTCTTACGGGTTTTCGAGCGGGTGCCTACTAGCCCATATCCCTATGACAAAATCTTCACCGAGCGGTGCGCGAAAATCTGCGCCAAAATAAAGCGGAAATTCTTGCTTCAACAAGGAGTCGGGAGCCGATGTTGGTGTTGTAGTTCGACGCCGCGTAGTTGCCGTTCAGGTAGAACGGGCCGCGGTTGCGGTTCTGGTTGTAGTTGCCGCCGACGTAGAGCACAACGCCACTACTGTTGTAGTTGCAATAATCGGCGGGCGCCAGCCAAAAAAACAGGAACCGGCCCCAAGGCGCAGATAATCCCGATAAAATTCCGCGCCGCCTTTTGGGCGGCGCAGGGTGTGTTTGTTTTTGCTTTCCGACACTCCGGCGGGTGCTGCCAGAGGTCAGGTCTCTGGGGGCTGCGGCCCCCAGTCCCCTCAGGGGAGTTCTTGGAGTCGGGAGCCGATATTGGTGTTGTAGTACGACGCCGCGTAGTTGCCGTTCAGGTAGAACGGGCCGCGGTTGCGGCCCTGGTAGTAGCTGCCGCCGACGCAGAGCACAACGCCACTACTGTAGTAGTCGCAATAATCGGCGATGTAGGTCGTCTCGCTACCGTTTACGGCAGATGGATACAGAGCGTACTCAAAGCCAGCAGCAGTCGGCAAGCTCCAATCGCTGATATAGCCGTCGCTTGTGGGGCGGGTGCCAATTTTCGTGCCGCCGGAGTTATCAGAAAACTTCGCGGGGTTCTGGATGCAGTAAACGCTGCTGCCGCTGAAATAGATGCCGTCGCACCACTCCAGTGCATTGCCCCACGGGTCTTCGATCCAGCGATACTGAACACCCACGCCGTAGGTGCTTCGGCTGCTCTGCATGGTGCCGGTATGGTAGGTCATGCTGTCAGTCGTACCCATCGTCTGCACGTTGCTGCCATTGCCGCAGTTGAAGCCGATGACCTTTTGGCCGTCCCAATCGGCGAACTCGACCAGATACAGCATTCGGATCGTCCAGAACATGGCAAAGTCCCACTGCCAGATCGTGTCGCCCAGCGCATGGATGCCGCTGCGGAAAGACGCGCGGGTGATGTTGGTCTTGGGGCTTGCGCCGCTCTTGCTCTTGTAGTCGGATGCGCACTTGTACCGGCCCACATAGACATAATCGCGCTCGCCTTTGCCATCGCCGCGGTCGGCATGGGCCGGGCTGACGCAGAAGCCCGCCACCTTGCGGTCTGCGATCTGGAGCTTGAGCTTGCCGCCTTCCTGCGTCCACTTATACCAGTATTTCGGAATCTTGACCATCACGCCGCCGGTGCGCGTTTCCTTGACCATGCCGCTCCACGGCAGGCAGTTGTCGAAGGGGCTGCTGCCGCCTTTACCGCTCAGTGCCGGGGTGGGGTCTGCAAAGAGCGCTGCATCATCCGTGCGGGACAGGGTCGTTTTGCTGGTCTTGTCCCAGACAACGCCATAAATGCGGACGTAGGCAAGCTCAAGAGCATAGTCCTTGTATGCTGTAGCAGCTACGGTTTCGGTGGTGGTCTCGTCGTCCTTTGTGGCAGTGATGCTCCATACGCCAAGGGCCGGAGGGTACAGCTTGACAGTCCCGGTTTCTCCGCCACCGGTAACTGTAGCAGTCATGGTACTGTCGCCGCAGGTAGCGGTCAAGGCGCTTCCCACGGGAGCAGTCAGGGTCAGCACACAAAAATGCACAGTAGTGGCGTAGGCTTCGCCGTTTTCCGTGATTTCCACTTTTGCCGTATCGCTCTTGGCATCCCCCTTTGCGGCCTGTACCGTGTAAGTGCCGCTCCGTTTGATGCGCACGGTAGCGCTGCCGCTGCTGTCTGCCGTCGCGGTATATGCTTTTCCGGTGGGCAGGGTGGCCGTGACAACCGTATCCGGGGCGGCGTGAACGGTAAGCGTAGCCGCAAAGTAAGGCAGGGTCAGCACGTACTTGCCGCCCACGGTCTCCACGTCGATGGTGTCATCCGTGGTCAGTCCGGCCAGCGAGGCCGTGACCGTCCACTCGCCCAGCCGGGGCAGTGTGGCGGTAAAGCTTCCTGCGCTGTCAGCCGTGCCGGTGATGGTGCTCTGGCCGTCCGTGACGGTCAGCGAGCTGCCAGAGACCGTTTCGACCGTGAGCTTCGGCAAGGTGTTGCCCAGCACCTTGTCCAGCGCCTCCTGAAGGTTAGACGCTCCCGTTTCGTAGGTGTCTTCGAAGGAGATGTCTTTGGCCGCTCCATACTGGTCGAGCATTTCGTGGACAAACTTTTTGGCGGCCACCTCGTCCATAATCTGACCGCTGTCTTCCAGCTTCTTGATGGCTGCGGACAGGGCGGCGGAGATTACGTCAGCGTGGGCGTTAGGGTCTTTGTCGTGTTCAGAAATCATTTCCCGCACACGCTTTTCAGTGGCTACAACATTCGGATCTGCGGCAATGGCAATCTGCGCCGCACCAGAGATAGCAAGCATGGCGTAAAACTCCATGACGAAATCAGCGTTTTCTGTTTCGGACGGGATCTCGATTCCGCGTTCATCCTGCAAGATAACTGCCAAGGCGTCGCTGTCGCTGCCAACCAACTCCGCATAGATGCCGATCTGGTGCATCACATAGCCCTGCGCCAGCCCGGCATTGGTGATCTGGATTTTGATGGTGCGGACGGCATCCTCATCTTCACCAGTTTCCTTGATGCTTGCGATGGCAAGCGTCTGGCGCTGATCGGTCACTGCCGTTGCATTGCTCAGTTCTGCTGCGGCCATCGTGCCTGCGCCGCTTACAGCGCGGGTGAAGTTCATGCCCTTACCGGACAAAGCTTCGGAAAGCATGGCCGTGCCAAGGGTAGTGTAAACTGAGTTATTCCAGCTCATTTGGCTTTTCCTCCATTCTTCTGACTATGATCGTTGTTTCTGTTCGGGTTCCAGCCGGGGCGACTGCGGCAAATGCCGTGGCGATCCCGCTCTGAGGCTTTATCTTTCCACGCACTTTTGCGGTGACGGAGATGAAGGTGCCGCAGGGAGCGGCGGCGATATAGGCAGTTGCCTTTTCCTTAGGCGCTGCGGTATATAATATCCGCTCCAAATGTGCAGTGCAGCGTTTTGCATACCCCAGCAGGCTTTCCATCCTCTTGATGGTGTAATAGGCAATGTCGGCATTCTCTGTGATATTCACTCGGAGCCGCCAGTGTCCCGGTGTGCCGTTGTAGTCGTACCACTCCACGATCTCCGAGTTCGGATAGATTGCGGAGATTGCCTGTCTCACTGCCCACTCGGTGCCGCAGTACCGCCGCACCTCCATGGCCGTCTTGATAACCCTGCGCTTGGTTTCGATGGGGTAATCATCCCTGTACCAGTCCACCTTGAACTGTACCGCCAGAATATCCAGAATATTCTCCGGGGCTGAATCAATAGCCGTGTAGACAAAGACTTTGCGGACCGCTTCCAGCTCCTTCTTTTGCCGTTCTCGAAACACAGCATCCAGCACCTTTACCCAATGCTGCTCTGCAATTCCGGGTGGCAGGCCCTCGATCAGGCCCGTATCTTGGAGTTTAATCATCTTCGATTCCTCCATAGACGATGTTGCAGCTTGTCATCTTCGCCACTTGGATTTCAGATACTTTTGTATCCACCGGGGCCGTCAGGTGCGGGCGTTTGGCTCCCGCCTCCCGGACACGCATGATAAGCTCTGCCGGGTCAATATCCCTGCCGATCTTCCTCTGCCATGCCTGGTAGCCCTCCACGGCCTGCTTCACATTTGCCTGGATCGTGGAAGCGTTCTTCGTATTGCTGGATGCAATGTAATAGGTCAGGTCGATGTTGTACGGCACTTCCGCCGGGGGCGTTCCTACCACCAGATCACCCATCGGCTTCTTTACCTCTGCAAAGTATCGTTCCAGCTCCCGGCATTCCTCCGCGGTGGGCAGGCGTCCATTCGCCAGCAGGAAATAGATGTAAATGGTATAGCCATCCTCGCAGATGATCTTCGTATCCGAAATATCGCTGCGCCAGCTCTTGGTAAAATACTCATACAGATCTGGCGGCCCGGCTACCGACGTGTTGGACGGGGCGAGATATGCCCGCTCGGTGAGGGAATCGTCGCTTTCCGTTTCAGTGCCTCCGCTGGTAGCGGACGTGTTCGCCACAGATGCAACATACGGGATCGGATCTACCAGCACGTTGACCTCGCCAGCCGCAATGCCGGTGCTGTCTGCACCTGCATCCGCCGCCACCGCCGGAACGTCCACCGTCAGCTCGCCAGCCGGAATCTCTGCATACTCCGACGTGTAGAAGTACCGTTTGTCTGCCGTGCGCACCTGCACCCCCTCCGGGATGCTGGTGACGCTGGTTCTTTCAGCGGACAGGGTAAACCGCAGCACCGTCGTGGCGCATCCAGCCTGCAGCCGTTCCGTGCCCACCAGAGCAGCCACGTTGTCCAGATTGGCGCCTGTGCTGGTGGGGAGCAGCTGCGCTTTCAGGGCTGCCGTCGCGTACTCGATCACATGGTGGGAGCGGTGCGCCAGCGTCAGCAGGAGAAGCCGCGCCTCATTGCATCGCGCCAACGGGGTGCTTTCCGTTCCGTCAAGCTCCTTGTCGAACTTTGCATATAGGGCTTTGCAGTCCTCGACCGCTTCTTCCAGCGTTTCCGCCCCGTCAATGTCGATCTCGGGAATGTTTTCAAACTCTTTGATTTTAGACAAGCTCGTACACCACCTTCGGGATCACTTCGCCCTGTTTCAGCTTGCTTTCCAGCCAGTCAACTCGAACCACCTGTGCCCGGGGTTCAAATTCTGCCGTGCGTTCCGTCACCTCCCGCACATACAGGGCCTTTGCCACTTCCATGGGCTTATCAAGAAAAATTCCTTGGTCAATGCCAAGGCTTCGGTCTCCCTCCTGACTGCCAAGAGGGGTTGAGTACAGCGTGCGCAAGCACCGGGCAACATCTTGTACTTCCTCCTGCGCTGCACCGTCTTCGGACAGGGCAAGCACTGTGCTGCTGATGTCGATCATCCCACATACTCCTTTATCGTCAGGCTCACCTTGCACTGCACCAGCAGTCCATGCTTTATCACAGCACCCCAGCTGTCGCTCATGCTGGTAATGGTGAACCTGTTTTTTGACAACGGGGCAAAGCCGATGATGAAATAATGGACTTCTCCGTTTTCCGTCATCTGCTTCAACCGATTCAGCATCTTCCTCGGATTCACGCCGTGGTCGGCATCAAGAAGAATGTCGCAGGTGTACTCCATGAGCTTTGGAGCAATGTACTCCGACTTTGCTTTCCCGCCGATCACTTCATGGTCCACCCACTTTGCGCCGGAAGTCCCCTTGAAGTTGGAGAGCGTCAGCGTCCGCAGGTGTCCCACGGAGAATATCACGTCTCCGAAAATTCCCACATACATATCAGAACCTCCTTACACGGGCGGAGTAGTGCCGCCGGAGAGGCTATCCTTGTGCGTGTGGTTCACCAAGGACTTGCCGGACACCACCACATCGCCGCCACCGCCGGTGATGTTCACCGTTCCCGCACTGGCCGTGATGGTGCTGGCGGACAGTTCCATGGTTCCCGCGGCCTTGATGGTGATCCCCGCCGGGGAGTTGATCGTAACCGCCCCGCTTTTGCCCACCGTTACCGTTGCACCGCCCACCTTGACTTCCAGGCTCTCGGCTTCGAGGATTTTCTTTCCCTTCACCTTATCCGTCAGTTCCTTTGCGTCTGCATCGAACTTTCGGTATGCCTGTCCATTCTTGTTGGAATACTCCTTGCGGTAGGTTCCTTTTTTGCCCTCTGCCGGTTTGATTTTTTCGTTCCAGATCGTACCCAGCACGACAGCGTCTTCCGGGCTGTCTCCCGGGTGCAGAACCGCCACGAGGTCTTCCACCTCCGGCATACGGTATTCCCGATTGGAAATGAACGGCACTTTCTCGGTCACGGTATCGTCCCGATCCGGGTAGTGGATTTCGCACAAACCGTTCTCGTAGTCGATGGAACTCACATAGCCGATTCTGAACTCACTCATGCAAATTCCTCCTGTTCTACCTTGCTGGCCTTGATTTGCGTTTTGTAGCCGCCGGAGGGAGAATAGCTGTGCTCCATCTCGTCGATGAAGTATTTTCCGGCCATTTTCCCAAAACCCACCACATTGATGCACTGGGCAGACGCTCCCACCGGGTAGCCCGGAACGGTAAAGCTGATTGTCGTTGCACCGTGGTTGGCGTTTTTCAGCTTTGCAATCAACCGGGCTTTTGCATCCGCCTCGCTGCTTACCTTGCCGGATAGCTTCAACTGCCGTTCCTCAGTGCCAACCTTGACGTTGATGTCGATCTTCTTTTGCTTGTTGGTGTAGGTGTACACGCCGCCCGTGTATGTCCCGGTCAGCTTCGTGCTCCACTTAAAGCTGCCCTCTTCCACGCACAGAGCGGTTGGGTCTGCAATGGGTGCTACCTCGTATACCGTCCATACGGCATCCTTGGCCTTATACTTTTCCCGGTCATACACCCATAGCTTTTCCGTGTACACCTTGATAACCAGCGCATAGGTATCGCAGAGGTCTTGCAGGAACGCACTGTCAGTGGCATCCTGCTCCTTTGCATCAATGTCGTGGTCGTCGCCGTCGAACTTCAATTCCAGCCCGTACCGTCCGGCGATTTCCTCCGCAATCTTCTTCACGCTGGTTTTCTTCCATGTGAAGGTGCGGTTTCGTTCGCTGAAGCCGGTGTCGTTCGGCTTTGCCACGCCGCCCATCGTCAGCGTATCCGGGGTGCTGGAAAAGCTCAGATCGTCCAGCACAAAAGCACCGCACTCGGCACTGTAATCCCGGTAGCCGCTGCCGACGCCGCCGATGTTCCAGTTCTTGACGGCAATGGTTGGGTAGAGTTTCACGCCCTTCTCCGGCATCCAGTCGTTTTTCCACTTCTCGGCTCTGGCGTTTACCGTGATGCTCACGCTGTCGCTCTGAGATGCAGCCACATCCGTATATCGAAAACTTTCAATGTCAGGGGCGATCTCTGCTGAAATATCCTTGTTCTGATATTTCAGCAGGATCGTGGCCTGTCTTCCTTTGGGTCTCGCTGCTGTCAACAACATATCAGGCACCTGCTTTCCATGGCGGCAGGGTGCCGCTCTTTTCGGCGGGGAGGTCTGGTGTTGACAGCACCGTCCCGGAATCGAACCGGGTAATCTCGATATACTTAGGATTTGCCTGCATCAGCCAGTCGGTTTTCAGCTCGCTGCCATACACGTTGTAGGCGATCTGGTCCCATGTGTCGCCGGACTTCGTTGTGTAATCAAGTGCCATATTGCGTGCGCCTCTTTTCACGTTCGTACCGTTCCACATACTCGCAGAACTTCTCGTATCCCTCATCCTGCAGAGACCGCAGGTCGTTTGCATCCATGCTGCCGTAGATCACAAAGTTCGGAGCGTAAACGTATGTGTTGCCGTTGGAACTGGTGTAGCTTCTCTGGTAGCCACCGCCGCCGGAGCTTTCGCCCTGCCCGGAAGAGCCAGAGTCACCGATGTTCGGTACGCTCACTTCCCGTTGGCGGTTCTGCAGGTTCTCCATCATGGCAAGATTCTGCCTTGTCAGCTCAGGATCACCCGCCGTCGGGAACAGGGTTACATTGCTCAGGTCGTAGTTATCCAGATTGGACAGCCGCTCAAGCTGCGCCTGCGCCACGTCCGCCCTGCGGACAAGGCTCAGTGCCTGCTGCACTCTGGAATTATCCAGCACCTTCTGCGCTGTTGCATTGCCCGATGCCGCTGCGCCTTCCAGTTTATCCGCCGCATAGTTGGCAAATTCCGTCGTGCGCCGGAACGCCACACCGAAGTCAGAGCCTTGGATCATAGCCGATGCAATGGGAACGCCCAGCATCTTGCCGGCCTGCATCCATGTGTCGATGTTCTGCTCACGCTGAGAGCGGCGGAAGCTGATAATGGCCTCGGTTCCCGCCTCACCAGCCAGAGACGGCCCATTGGTAAAGCCGCCGTCTGCAAACTTTGGCAGGGTTACTTCGGTCAGGTTGAAGCCGAACTGCTTTCCGCCCAGAGCGGGCACCCAATCGGGAACCGTGAAGTTGATCTTGTTCAGTGTGCGGATGATTGCGTTCACCACGTTCACCACAACGCCGACAATGCCCTTCACCAGCCCGATGATGCCCAGTACCACAGGCTCCGCCACCGGCAGCAGCTTACCGATCACGTCAATTACCGTCTTGATGGCATTCGCAAGAACTGTGCCCACCAGACTGACGACGGTAGAAAGCAGCGGCATGACCGCCGGGATGCCCTGGTTCACAACAAAGCCGAACACCTCAACCAACAGCGGTTTGATGTGGTTCACGCCAAGGTCTACGATTTGGCCGAACACCCCGGCAAAGGACTGGATCAGCGGCATGACCGTCTGGATAGCGGGCCTTGCCGCCGAGAACACGTCGCCCAGATTCAGGCCGCCGATGTTGAAGCCAGACAATTTCTGCTGGATGCTCTGCAGCCCTTCCGGGGTGGTGAGCTGGCCGAAGACCTGCTTGATTGTGTCTCCAATGCCAGAGATTTTCCCGGTGAACGCATCAAAGGCAGCAAGCCCGCCCTCGCCAAATATCTGGCCGACGATGTTCCGAATGTCTTCAAAGTGATCTCCCAGCAGAGAGACCACTGCCACCATGGTTCCAAGGCTCGTAATCGCCGGGCCGAAAGTTCCAAGCAGTGACATAAAGCCACCGCCCAGCTTTCCAGCCACGGCACCAATGCCGCCCGTCAGGTTCAGGCCACCTTTTCCAAAGACAGCCTTTGCGCCAGCACCAAGGACATTTCCGATAGTTGCCGTCGCCGTGCCCGCCGGGTTCGCCGCTGCGATCATGGCGTTCACCGCATTGGTCGGAATGTTCGCCACGTTGTTGATGTAACCAGTCGCCCCGAAGATTTTCCCAGCAACAGCCTGCATCGGCTTCTTCTTCCCGCTCGTCAACGCATCTGAGTTCAAAGCACCGATCACGCCGCCTGCCAAAGAACTCAACCGTCCGGCAATGCCGCCCTGTCCAGAGCTGTTTGCCATCCATGCGCCCATTTTTGCAGATCGCAGGATATTTTCCCGGTTGCTCCACAGCCCCTTTCCGCCGGAAACGGTGTTCTGGAAAAGGCTGGTCGGACTGAGCAGCCCCATCAGGTTGCCGACGGTGATTCCGCCGAATCGTCCGCCGGGTGCGCCGCTGGCCTTGCCGCCGATCGTCAGGTTTTTCACCACACTCAGTGCGGTACTTCCTGCGCTATATGCAGCAGGAGCCATGCTCATAGCTCCAAACGCTGCAATAATTGCAGCAATGGCACCCGCCGCTTGCGGGCCGTTGTTCGCAAGATAGTCAATGCCCTTCTGAATCCACGGCAATGCCCACTGTGCTGCCGCCCCGATGCCCTCAACCGCCGTGCGCAGCAGCGGCAGGATGGAGTTTGCCAGATTTGACAGGTCGGGCAAGTTTTCGTCGATGCCCTTGTAGATGTCCAGCTGCAACCGGGTCAATTCTTTCTGCGCCGGCAGGAAAGAATCGCCGAGGTCCTGCATCAACACCGTCTTGGCGTTATCCCGCATGGTGCGCAGGCTTTCTTCCGTTCCCGTGTTGATGGCAAACTCTCGCTCCATACTGCCGGAGTATGCAGATTCATCGCTCACTTCGGACAGCGTTTTCATCAGCAGGTCAAGGTTGTTTGTAACCTTTGCGCTGCCTTCAACCGCCCACTGGTTAAACAGCGTATTCAGTGCGGCAATTTTCCGTTCGTCCGGCAGTTGGTTGATGGCTCCGAAGACCTTCATCAAGGTTCCAGTTCCGTCTTTCTGCATGGAGGATGCAATGCCCGTGGCCGTGAATCCCAGTTCCCCCCACATTTCCTGTTGGGCTTTGGTTGCGCTGCTTCCCTTGGAGATGTTGGTATAGATTCTGGAAATCGTGGTGCCCGTGCGTTCCGTGTCAACGCCTGTTGCCTGCATCGCCGTCGCAATGGCCGCCGTGGTCGAAGGATCAACGCCAGCCAGCTGGCCGATGGAAGCCGACTTGTTCACGCTGGACGCAATCTCTGCCGCCGTGGTAGCGTTATTGGCACCCAGATAGTTGATCTGGTTCATCAGGCGCATAACATCATCATGGCTATAGTTGGTCTTGTTGCCCTCAGCGTCTCTCTTGGTGAAAGCAACCTCCCACTTTGCCATGTAGTCGCCAGCAGTCTGGTCATCCAAATCCATAGCGGTGGCGGCAACAGCCGTATCACGCAGAATACCGCTTTGCAGCTGCTCCGTTACATCCTTGCCAGACTGTCCCAGAGCAGCACTCATGGTCGTGATCTGTTCCGTGGTACGGGGAATTTCCGTACTCAAGTCTTGGATGTAATTCTTCATGTCGGCATAGTTCTGGGCGAATGTCTTTCCATTCTGCGCCATCGCATTGGATGCCTTGCCGGAAGCATCTGCCAGACCATCCACATAGCGCATGACCGGGGCCATCTGCGCTTCCAACTTTGCCGCCTCGTTTGTGACCTGCTTCACACCAACCAATACGCTGCCTGTCAGCGTTGCGCCGAGCGCAAGTCCAGCCTTTCCGACTACACCCAGTGTTTTTGCCACCGTACCCGCCAGAGAATTTGTGCTTTTCAGCCCATCCGTCAGAGAGCCGGTCAGTCCTTTTACTTGGCTGATGCTTCGTGCCAGTGAAGGATCAACCTTGCCCATGATTCGGATACTGAGGTCTAGTGCCCCATTTCCCGCCATACGTCTGACACCTCCTGGCACAGTTCGATCAAGTCCTTCCTTGGCATGGAAAGATAGTCCGTCAGGTTAGAGTGCGTCGCAATGGACAGCTGGATCGCTGCTTTTCGCAGTGCCTTTGCTCCGCCTTTTACTCGAAAAAATCAGCGTCCACAGCGTCACGCAGCTTTGCGGCCTCGCACAGCGGCAGCCCGGTGAAGAAATCCTCCGGGTAGCCGGTGCCCATGCTGGCGATGATGCAGACGTACAGGTAGTTGCGGCCAGTATTCACCGGGGAGAAGCCGCCAGCTACCATGCGGTTTTCCGCCATGGATTCGCTCATGGTGTTCAGCTCACCTACGCCGGAAAGGTCCACAGATTCAAAGGCCTTGCCCTTGATGTCCTCTTTGCCGTTGCCGTTGTAGGTGTAGGCGTTGTCGAACTTCACAACATGGGTCTTGGGGTCGTTCTTGACTTTCGCGTTCAGGTTGTTCAGGATTGCCGTCTGCACCTGCTTGATCTTTGCACGGGGCATGAGCTTGAAGAACTCAACGGGTTTGCCGCTGGCCTTGGTTGCCACTTCCTGCGCAAAAGAGGTGGTGGCCTCCACTGCTGCCAGCGTTGCGATCTCGCCCGCCAGCTTCTTCTGAATGTCGATCATATCCTGGATCGTCATACCGTCCATGCCGGACAGGTCCACTTCGTCGTACTCGGTACCCTCGAACTTATAAGGCTTTGCGAATTTCACAGTAAGATTACCCATCTCGATGTTTCCTTTCCTTGAAAAATCAGCCGCCCCACACGGAGCGGCTGAAATCATCCTCTTATTAAATCAGAGCGTTCACTTCTGCAAGGATGTCCTCGCCGTCCACATAGTAGCTGCCAGCATACTTGTCGATGTCAATGACGGTCACGCCGTCAATCTCCACCAGATAGCGGGTCACTTCCAGCGTAGTGGAGCTATCCATGGTTGATGCCCGCTTCAGCTTGCCGGGGTCAAGCTCTTTCGGCTTGCCGCCCAGCACGATGCGCAGGCCCTTGTAGGAATAGCCGCCGTTTTTGTTCTCGTTCTGCATGGCTGCACGCAGGGTGATCTGGACAGACTTTCCGGGGTGCAGCATTTTGGTTGCATAGCTGTACAGGGTGTTCCAGGTCAGCGTTGCCTCCATGCTCTCGAACTGGCCCGGCACGGGGCTGTCAACGTCGCCGCCGATGCCCATGCCGTTCACAGTAGTGGTTTTGTTCTTGATCTTGGGCAGAGTCACTTCATCCGCCAGACCAATCATCTTGTCGTCCCCGGTGTAGGCGTTATAGTTATTAACGACCTGCGGGACGAGATCGCTCGAAATGTTCAGGCTCATGGTTCATATCCTCCTATTACAGGTTCAGAGCGGTCACGAGGGAGGAAGATTCATACTCCATCGTGTTGTTGACCTGCTTCATGGGCGGGAACGGAGTGCAGTACATCCAGAAGTGGTAGTGGCCCGCCACCAGTTCTGCTTCGGTGTTCTTCTCCGTGTCGGCCACCATGCGGTAGCTGGCGCAGACACCGTTGGAGACGTAGGTGCTGCCCTTCATGTTCTCGCTGTCGATGATGCTCTGCAGCCGCTTCGGGTTCATGGGCTTGTCCAGCTTGCCCATGTTGTCCAGCACAAAGCTGGTCCACGCATGGTTGAAGAAGCGGCGGACGCACAGGAACATATCCTTGGGGTCCGTGTTCTTCGGGTAGCAGGCCGTCTCGTTGCCCCAGATCACGAAGTCGCTGCCGGAACGGATAAAGGTTGCAATGCCCTGATTGTTCAGGAAGGTGCCCTGCTCCTGATCCAGCAGCATCTCGGTGCCATCTTCCAGACAGGCGGCAGAGATGGGTACGGTGACGTTGGAGGGGCTTGCATTGGGGCAGTCGTTGTTCTGGCCGTCGTTATACACGGTGGCCGCCGCCGCCATGGTGCTGCCGCTGTACACAGTATCGCCCACCTTGCAGAACAGCCACAGAGCGTATGCCTCACGGGAGGTTGCGGTCTGCTTCATCTTCTGTCCTGCCACGTCGGTGTACTTCTTTGCGCCGGAAGTGCCGCAATCGAGGTCGATGTAGCAGACGGCATTGAAAACGCCGTTGATCTTCCGGCACTTGGCCTGCAGTGCTGCGCACACCAGTGCGTCCTTGGAGAAGCGGGGTGCCAGCAGGATACCGGGCACCTTGCCAAACTTCGGGTAGACCTGACGGACCACCTCAAGTCCAGTTTCCTCCCCGGTGGCAGTGCTTACGCCGCCCACGATGTCGGCGGCGGTCACCTTGGTCGGGTCCAGAATGGAGCCGGAAACGCTCAGCGTGGTTGCATCCTTGCCCTTGCCATTGTCGAGCAGGGCGATGTTCACAGTACCGTCGTCATTGAAGGTGGCGATGTAATCCGTTCCCTCGGTCAGAGCCGTGGTGTCCTTCTTGACGACCAGCTTTTTCAGCAGCAGGCCCGTCTTGTCAATCTGCGCCACGCCGTCGTTGACCTGAACGGTGGTAGCATCCAGAGGGGTGGTATGCTTCCCGGGGTCCAGCACGTTGATAACGACAATGGGAGCCGTGCCCATCACCTGAAAGTTTGCGCTGATTGCCTCGCACAGAGTGTACTTTGCAAAGTCGTCAGACCAACCCACAGCAGCCACAGCCTCCTTGTAGGTGCCGAGGTACAGCGGGGTATTCACCGCTGCTTCCGGGTCTGCCAGCTGGTTGACGGGCGCAGTGCCCACGATAACCTGCAGGCCGGAGCTTACCTGTACCGGCGCAGAAATGCTGGTGGTCGCTTCGGTCAGGTTAAAGCCATGAGAAGTAGCCATTGTTTCATCCTCCTATCACAGCACAGAAACGGCGTTCTGGTAGAGAAGGTTCTCCCGGGTGCCGTTCTGCTCCACTTTCACCCGCATCTCTGCGAGTTTTTCACGAGGAACGATCAGAGCTTTCACGACCGGGTGTTCCTCTGCGATCTCGGCCAGCTTTTCGGGAATGCCGTCAACAAAAACGGTGTACTGCGGTGCAACGCCCTTGATGGTCGGGCCGCAGTAGGCAACAGCCTGCACCGCCGGAGCCTTGTCCACTGCGGCAGCGGTTTTCTTTTCGTCACTCATATCAGAGCCTCCACTTCTTCGTTTCTCAGACCGTTGGGGGTCTTGCAAACGAGATTCACGATTCCCCAGTAGTAGTAATCCATGTCATCGTCGGAAAGCTCCCACTTGCGAGGATACGCCACTTCAAACGCACCGCCAAAGACAGGCTTGCGCTTGAAGTGCTGCATGATTGCTTCCTTGATGTTCACGGTATCTACATACCCCTGTCGGTCTATCCCGCGGTCATAGCAGCAGATCACGAGCTGGATCAGCACAAGCTGCGGGTCCTGCTCATTGTTCTGCTCGCCGCTGGTCTCAATCACGATGATGCAGGGGTACATGGAATCGTTTGTGTCCACATCATCGTCGTCATCGGTCTGGATCGGCAGAAACTGCTTGAAGACCTGCAAGGACTTCGGGCTTTCCTGCCCGTTGAACTTCATATCCCGAAACAGTTCTTTCAGCTCGTCGATCATAGCCTGCTGGCACATCTCGCTGGTATAGCCAGCGATTTTCTCCGCCATATCAGATCACGCCCTTTCTCTTGGCATTGGCGATCAGCTGCCGCACACGGCGTTCCGTGTTCTGCTGCAGCATCTGCTCCACCGTCTGCTCCTGCATCTCCCACACGGTATGGTGCATGGCAGAGCCGGAAGGACTGGACAGCGTTGCCAGCTTCTCGTTTGGTTTCCAGCGTTTCTTTCCGCTCTCCGTGTAGTCCTTATCCGCAGGTACACCGAGCTGACGCTGCACCATGCCGACGTGCCCCGACTTAAACTTCACAAGGAAGCCTTTGCTCTTTGCGCTGGTTCCGCCGAGGTCTATCATCGGGCTGCCTTTCAGGACGTGCGCCTGAAAGAACGGTGGCGCATTGCGGACAGACGGTCCCATGTAGGGTTTCGTGGGGCTGGTTCGGAAATAGCCCAAGTCTGCCCGGAATGCGCCGGGATCGTTCTTCATAATGGCAAGGATCGCCGCAGGGCGGCGGTTGGTCGCTTTCTGACGCTGGCGCAGGTCTTCAATCATGCGCTTTCCGGCAGCATTGAGGTCGTATCGGTTCTTGACTTCCTGCAGCATAAGCTTTCTCGTCTGACGTGCGGTGGTATTGACCGCCACCTTCAACGCCGCCGGAGCCTTATCTGCCAGAACGCCGAGTGCCTGGTAAACTTCCTCATCGTTGACGGAAACTGTCATGGTGGAAGCATCGTACCCAGTTTTGAAATACGCCATTTACCTCACCCTCTCAAGCTCCATGCGGTACACGCCAGCTTTCAGGGAGCAGGATTTAATTTTGTAATCCCGCTTCTTGTCCAGCGTTATGAGCTTGTCGTTCTTCGGCATTGGGCCGTACTCTTCCTGTTTGACGAACAGGAGCAGATCAGCCTTGTACATACCTTGGTCGAAGCTCTGTTTTGCACCGCCCTCCCAGTGTGCTGCACGCTCACCAACGCCCGGGTGCTGGGTGATGCAGACCATCTCTTTACCGTCCACAAATCGCTTCTCTGCGAATTCATTCAGGTTAAAGAAGACGTTCTGCACATCCAGTGCCACCCGGTCTTTGAACGTCGGCAGCGGTTTCGGGTCGCTTGGTGTACCGTACTCTTCATCCACATCCAGCATAGTCTTAGCACACCTCAGCAACCAGCCAGCTGTCCACCTTGTCCGGGATGGTCAGCGGGCGGGTCTGCAGTTCGAGGATCATGCGGTCAGGGCCGTGCTTCACATAGGTGCGCAGCAGACGGTTGGTCTGGGCGGTGATGGTGCGCTTGGTATCGTCGATGTAGGAAGTCAGGCCGTAAGCACGCATGAAGTTGGGGTTAGAGGGCAGCAGAGCGATTTTGTTGTCATCCACCAGCCGCTTGGTAACGGGGGCAGAAGGATCGGTCCAGTCGTCCATATAAACCTCACCGTAGGTGTAAATATCCAGACTGGGCTTGCTCAGATGGCCGATGTAGCGCGCGCCATTGGGCAGGTCCTTGGGGTTGATAATGCCCAGTTCGATGCGGCGGTTGTCCAGCATATTCTGCACGTTGGTGTCAGCCAGGAAGTTGCGCAGGGCAGTCTTGCCCATGACAACGTGATCCACATTGGCAAAGCCGTTTTCCAGCACCTGATCCACCCAGTCTTCCAGATTATCCAGAGGCTTGGCGGCAGATGCACCCCATTTCTTCGTGCCGTCCAGCTTCACCTTGTTGGTAAAGCCGAAGTCGATCACCTTGTTCACGCCGGGTCCGACAACAGGAATCTGGCCGTCCATGATGGTGCGCACTGCCATCCACTCTTCGCGGCGGGTAGCAGCATCGTTCAGACGCTGGTAGTCCTCGATCAGCTGCTTGGCGGCGCGTTCTTCGGGGGTCATGCCGGAATACAGGTCCTCACCGGGCATACGCTCCAGGGCATCGTTTGCGGTGGTGACAGTCAGAGGGTTAATCAGGGGCGGAGTAAAGCTCTCGGTCTGATAGCCCTCATTCTTGAGCACCTGGCCGCCGACCAGAGGATGCACGAAGGAGGCCATGCGGCGGTCGCCCTTCACAACGTCGATGTCCACGCTCTTGGTGGCAAAGGTCTTGATGTTGGTGAAATAGTTGTCCAGGAAAAAAGTGCGCACCGGGGGAGTGGTGCGCACGACCTCGGCCAGACACCGAGGCTCATAGATGCTGATTTCGTTAGCCATAGTTGTTACCTCCTATCACTTCAGGAAGATGCCCAGATTGCGCAGGGCAACTTCCACGTCTGCTGCTTTCACGCCCTCCGGCAGTGCCAGACCGTCAGCGAAAAACTCACCCGTCAGATAGATGGGCACTTCCTCGTTTGCCGCCGCACTGTCTGCGGTGATGCCGTACAGTCCAGTAACGGACAGCGGATTGCTGCCGTCCACCTTGGCGATGGGCTTCACCTTGCCATCGGCCAGCAGCACCGGGGCGTGTGCCTCAACTGCTGCGCTGGCCTTTTTGGTGGCCTTGGCGATGCCGATGTTCGTGCCGGCAATGAAATGCTCCGGGGCGGTGGAATAGGTCTTTCTTTCCAGATCCATGCTCATAGCCTTTTCCTCCTTACTTCACACCGTTCATCTTGTGGATTGCGTTCATCAGGCCCTTTTCCTGTGCGTCTTCCGGCTTCGGGTCCGCAGGGGGCGGATTCTGGATGTCGTTTGCGCCGGAGTTCTGGGCAGACTTCTTCGCCTTGTCCAGATAGTCCTTGCCCTGAGCGTTCTGCTTTGCCTTCATGTTGGCGATTACCGCCTTGGCAAATGCCGCAGAATCCACAGGTTTCACAAACTTTGCCTCGTTTGCCTCGTCCTCAGCACCGGGAAGGGTGCTGTCCTCGATTTCCTTGATGCGGGTACGCTCGGCAGTGGCAGCGTCATTCTCGATCTGTGCCACCATATCGGGGTACGCCTTGCGGAGATCATCAACGGTCTTGATTTCCATGTCTTTTACCTCCCCATGGTCGTTGTGTCCCGGCAGTTCCGCCGGGGTTTTATTTTCAGGCCGGGCGACAGACTTTTTTGCCTTTGCCCGGTTTCTGACAAATTCGGGTGCCTCGTTGAAAGGCAGGTGGGTGCCGACGCCGTTGACGAACAGGACGCCGTTGTGATCCTCCACCGTAGTGTCTTCCTCAGCGTCGTCCACCTCGTCCACAAAGCCTTTTTCCTTGGCTTCATCTGCCGTCCACCAGTTTGTTTCATCCATCCACTTTGCGCACTCGTCTGCATCGTGGCCGGTCTTCTTGGCGTACAGGGAGACAATGCTCTCTCTGGTAGTGTCCAATGCTTTCAGATAATCCCGCATCTCAGCCGCCGTCAGGTAGCCACAGATTCCCATACTCACCGGGTGAACCATGTAGGTGCTGTCCGCTGCTGCCACCACCTTGTCGGCGTGGCAGGCAACGATAGTGGCTGCACTGGCGCACAGGCCGTCGATGTGGGCGGTCACAGTGGCAGCATTGCGTTCCAGCTGATTGCCAATGGCCTGAGCCGCAAACACGTCACCGCCGCCGGAGTTGATGTACACGGTGATTTCGGTCACATCGCCCAGAGCGGCGAGATCGTCCGCAAACTGTTTCGGGGTGACTTCATCGCCCCACCAGCTTGTTTCGGAAATGTCGCCGTAAAGAAAAAGCTCCGCTTTCTGACTGTCAGCCAGATTGCAGAACTTCCAGAACTTGTTATTTGTCGTCTTCGGGGTCATCTTGGAACTGGGTTTGCCCATCGCACCCTACCTCCTTTATTTTCTCCATTTCGGACTTGCGCTGGCGCATATTTGCCCGCCAGCTTCCGCCGGTCATCTGCGCCGTTTCCTGCTCGGCAGTGCTGATGCCCTTGTCCATACGCAGGATCGCTGCTTCGATTTCTTTCTTTGCGTCCAAGTTGGTTCTGGCCGGACCATTCCATGTGCAGCCCATGTAGGCTTTCGCCACCGCCGGATCATCAAAGAATCCCGGGGCATTGATACGCCCGCGGGCCACCGCCTCGGCAAACCACTTTTCGTAGGTCGGCTGGCAGAAATCGTCTGCAAAGCTGTCCCGCAGCGTTCCGCAGGTGCGCCAGAACTCGTTCAATGCTCCGCGGCTGGCGGAGTAGTTGGACGAAAACTTTTTGTACAGCACCTCCGACGGGATTTCTACGCTCGTCGCTACCTGATTTGACATCGCCATCATAAAGCCGTCGTAGGTGGTGGTCGGGTGCTTCGGGTCGATCAGGTTTGCCTTTTCGCCTGGGGCAAGGTCAAACACCGCCGCCGGGCTGAGGTTGATTGCCAGCTCATCGGCAGGAGTGTCCGGGTTGTTCGCTTTTTCGGGCGGGTCTTCTCCGAAGGGAGCCATATCGCTCTGCCCATCTCTCTGGATGAACAGGGTAGCGCAGGACGAAACGATTGCAGCGGAAAGCTCTGCGTCCGTGTATCTTCCCATCTGCTTCAACGTGGGCAGCGCGGGAGCCAGCAGTGGAACGCCGCGCCGCTGCCCGGCACGTTCTCTCTGTGTAACACACAGAATGTTCGGTTCCCCGGTCTCCGGGTCATGCGCTTCCACTCGGGTCCACTGCAGCGGCACCGGGTTTTCGTATTCCAACGGGTGCCGATTGGCCACCCAGTAGGCAACGATTTCTCCCGCCTCGTTGGTCTCCACTCCCTGCACGATCTGAAACACGCTCTTGCCGTTTACCTTGCCTGGAGCCAGACGATCCGTGCGGTCAGGGCTGCACACCTGGTCTGCTTCGATCAAGCGCAGCTGCAGCGCATACGGCCAGTGCGGACGCTCCCGAAACTGAACTGCGGCAAACACATCTCCGTTCATCAGGAAGCTGGTAAACGCCAAGGTCTGCAAACGCCAGAAATTGTCCATGCCGCCGGCATCGCAGGCCGTGCTGTCCGCCCAGAGACTAAATTCTCTTGCGATCTGCGCCTGCAGCTGGTCGGCTTTTTCTTCGGACAGATGGAGATAGTCGGCATCCACCTGCGGCGTTGGCACCAGCCCGCTGCCCACCACATTGGTGCGCAGCGTCTTGATGGCACCCGTGGCAAGCGGAATGCCCATATAAGCATCCCGGCTCCGTTTGCGCAGGATTTCGAGGTTGTCCTCAATGTCTTCCTTTGCGCTGCCGCCGCCGACGCGCCAGCTTCGCATAGAGCGTGATGTGTGGGATGCACCATAGTTTCCATATCCTGTGCCGTTGTTTAAGACGGACAGGGCAGTACGGGCCACGGCGCGGCGATACCCCTTTTCGGGGTAAATCGCCGCGATTGCTTTATCCAGAATATTTGCCATGGTTTCACCGCCTTACACGTCATGGGGCGAGAAATGATACATACGGTTCCTGCCCCGGCCACGCTCTTCCCGTTCTGCCTCGGCCACCTTGTTTTCCCAGAAGATGATAGTTTCCTGAATCCGTTTTAAGTTGGCCCGGGTAAGCTGCATCTGCTCGATCTGGTAGCTCTGGCCTGTGGAAACAGCTGCTTCCGCTTCCAGCCACATTTCCAAATGTCGCTGTGCGACCTCTTTTGAAATAATTGCCATCGGTTAAATTCCTCCCGATCTTCTTCTTCGGTACTGGTGCTGCTGCTTTGCAGGGCGGGCGGTTTCCTCGCCGGGTACTTCCAGACCTTGCGGGTTCGAGATTTCCAGTGCCGCCGTCGCATAGTTCCGAACATCGAATGCCTCATTGCGCTTTTGCGCCGGGTCCTTCAGTTCCCACCGTTCCGCCTTGCGCCCGCCTTTCCAGCGGGTCACTTTATGTTCTGCGGTCAGCATCTTGAAATAATTCTCGTCATAGCCTGCATCTTCTGCCGCCGGGAAGTGGCAGTAGTTCGGCCCCTTGATAAGCACTTTGAGCCGGGCAAGGACATGGTTCTTGCCGGTGTCAACGCCCAGCGTGAACAGCTCACCTTTGACCCGGTTGTTCTTGGTCGGGTTGCGGATGTACGGAACATCCATACCGCCGCGGCCTTTGATTGCCCAGATGTGGCGGTCTTCCCGCTCTTTGCAGAACCGAATGACCTGATCCGGGAAATGTCCGCCGCTGTCCATGCAGACAGAGCGGAGGGACAGCTCTGTACCGTCCTTCTTTTTCCACGTCTGAGATAGAAACTCGTCCAGATCGGCCCATATCTGGCCGCGCTTCAAGTCACCAAAAATGCGCTGGTAGCGGATACCCCAGCTTTCTTTGCCGATGCCCCAGCCCACCACTTCGATCTCGAAGCGGTTGTCCTGCGTATCGACACCGGCGGTCAGGTAGATCACGCCGTCGGGCACCTCGGCCTCGTAGAACTCCCGACGGTCGATCAGAGCGGCAGATTCCACGGTTTCGCCCGGTTCTTCCCACGGCAAGCCAAGGTTCGTGTTCACGAAGACCTGCATCTTCTCGTAATCGCCGCGGGCAGCGTCCAGATCGGCAGCAATGAATTTTGTCACGATCTCGTCCCACCCGCAGAGCGTGGACCCCATCTTGTTCATGTGGAAGCCGCGCACAGACCGTTCCGGGTGCTCCGGCACCCACTTGCCCTTTACGCTACCTTTCTTCCATCGGTATTCGTTGTCCAGACAGCCGCACTCGGCGCAGCGGTACTGCACACCGCCGTCCGGCCACTTGTCTTTGTCGAACACCATGTTGTCCCACACGAACGGCTGATAAAAGCCGCAGTTCGGGCAAGGCACCGTCCATTCTTCTTGCGTGGAGTTGTTGAACTCGTCCAGAATGCGGCTGGCAGCTTTTGTGGTCGGGGTGGAAACCATGACCGTTTTGTAGTCCCAAAAGGTCGTCTGGCGTTCCTCGGCCAGCATGACCGGGTCGCCCTCTTTGCCCGCGCTGGCCTTGTAAGCGTCCACCTCGTCTGCCAGCAGCACTTTGATGGGGCGGCTGCGCAAGTCTGTGGGGGCATTGGCTCCCACGATGACCAGCATTCCGCCGGGGAAATTCTTTTTCGAGATGGTGTTGCCGGAGTATCTGCTCTTGGTGTTCACCAGACCCCGGAGTGCCGGCGTATCTCGCAGCATCGGGGTCAGGCGGTCTTTCGAGAAGGACTCGCCCAGATTCACCGTGGGCTGCATCACCATGATTGATGCCGGGTGGTAGCTCATGTAAAAACCGATGGTGTTCAGGATCAGACCCTCGGTCTTCCCGGCCTGCGCGCACATCATGGCAACCACTTTGCGGATGTGAACGTCTCCGATAGCATCCATGATCTCCCGCTGGAACGGCGCAGCGTCCGTGTTCCACTGTCCTTGCGAGGCAGAAGCCTCAGCAGAGAGCTTTCTGTATTTATCTGCCCACTGGCTCAGTGACAGGTTCGGGGGCGGTTTCAGCCCGTCCAGTGCCCGGCTGAACATCTCCAATGTCTGCGGTTCCAGATGGATCATCGCCATGTTTGCTTCCGCCTTTCTTGATACAGTGCTCAAATGGGCAGAACGCTATGATCTCGTTCAGCCGGGTGCCCCAGACGCAGCCCCGGCATTTATTCTTCCTGCTCATCTTCGGATTCCTCCACCGCTGGCGCAGCCAGTGCAATATCGGGGTCGCTCAATTCCACAAGGGCTTCCTGAATGGCTTTTTGCAGGATGTCGTGAGCCTCCACCGGGTCTGTGAGCTGTGCCATGGTCTTGGCGTACTTGGTCGGGATGGTTTCCAGACGGTTCTTGAAATTGGCAAAGATCGCTTTCAGACCCCGCTCCACATCTTCGGTGCGGTGCAGGTCGCCTTTGGCTTCCTCCATCTTCATTTTCTCGATCTTGCCCCGGGTCTCTTCCCGATCCGCCCGGGCAGCCGTGAGACGGGATGAATCGTCCTTGTCACCGATCTTATAGGCGAGATACTGTTTGACGACGGTTTTCATGTTGAAGATGCCGGGCCGTTCCTCAGACAGCACACCCTCGTCCCGCAGCTCCCGCACCCGGCGTTCCGTTACGCCCAGCACTTCCGCCACGGCTTTACTGGTGTATAGAGTCATCTTCGTCACCGCCCTCCGGCACTTCGCCCGTTGCTCTGATCCGCAGCAGCTCTAACCGCTGGCGTTCCAGCTCCATGCGGCGGTCGGCTTCTTCCGCCGCCCGCAGCGCACCGGCAACAGCGGCAATGCGGCCCTGGGTCTTGTACAAGGCATCCTGCAATTTCAGAATGCGGGCAAATGGAGTATCACGGCTGTACATTCCCATGGTCTGCACCTTGCCGTCTTCCTTCTTGCCACCCTTCCCGGTCTTGCCCGGCACACGCATATCCAACACGCTGGACGTTATCAGCGTGTCCGGGTCCATGTCCTCGTACTCTTTGATCTTTTCCAGAATCTTCAACTCCCGCAGTTTGAGCAATCCCATCTCGTGCTGCAGGGCTTCCACGCCGTTCCGAGGTGCCGTGTCAAAGGCATCCTGTTCCGCCGGGGTGAGCTTATCAAAGAAGATTCGGGAATAGGCACCGTCCTTCTCGGCGTTCAGGTTGCCCGCCGGTGCCCCGCCGCCGGAGTTGCCCGCGGCGTTCTGGTTTCCCGGCTGTCCGCCGGGCTTCCTGCCGGTGGGAGTATCCCACCCGTCTTTCGACTTCCACCGCCGGACAGTATCGTACTTGAGGTGCAGATCATCCGCCAGCTGCCGGAGATTGACTTCGCCGCCCTTTTCCTTCCGGGCCATGTACTCAGCGCGGGTGGCTTCTCGCTCATCGCTTCGCCTTGCCATTTATGACCCCTCCGTTTTTGAGCAATAAAAAATGCCCTGCCAGACAAAAGCCTGACAGAGCATCTATGTGGTGCCGCCGGTCCTGCGGCACACCCGGATATGATGAAAGCCCCTCGGTGCTGCCACCGTGGGGCTTCTTTCATAAATCCACTGTACCAATTATACCACTAAAAACGTCTCATAGTGTCTCATCTTTTTCCACAAATGGCGGGTTTTAGGGGGTCATTTGTAAATATTCTGTGAACAGCCGCCATTTTGCCACCCTCGGCAAGATGGTTTTTTCCGATTTTGTTGCCGTCAACCAAATCGCCGCCGGGAGATGATTTGTTGATGCCGCCGGATCATGCCGACCATTTTGTTGACCTCGCCAAAATGGTGCCCAGCTGCCGCCATCCCGGTGACGCCACCGCCATGGTGCCCAAATCCCTGAAATTTTTGACCCGCCCCCTTATTTTTCGGGCCGGATGGGGGAAGCCCTTCAAAAAAATTGATACCTAGAAAACTTTTGGGGCTTCGGAACCCGCATTCGCCCCGCCCCCGGGGGGCAGTACCTTCCTCATCGGGGCGGCTGCGGTGCCGGAGAGGGCCGAGGCCGGGCCGGAGAAGGAAGGGGGCAGGGGGATAGATAAGGCGAGTTCTATCTTTCTAGGTCTAAGCCCTAAGCCTAAAGCCATATCCCGTTAGGTGGAGAATCTGACCCCTCCGGCGTTGGGCTGGCGGCGGGGTTTTGGCGGGCTGGCGGCTGGCGTTGTCGGTAGGTCTGGCAGGGGTGCGGGCAGCAGGGCGGCGGGGTCATCAGGGCGGCGGCGGGGTCCGGCTGGAAGGAGCAGGCCGGGCAGGTGATCGGGCGGGCGGTCCGCTGCTCATCGGGCAGGCCGACACCGCCCAGGCCGGGCAGATCGGGCAGGTCGTCACCGTGGGCGGCGCGGTCCTTCCCGGTGCTGATCGGTGCGGCGGCGGTGCTGATCGGGGCGGGCCGTGGGCAGAAGAAAAGCCAGGGCGGGCGGCGTTGGCCGTTCGCTCTGGCTTTTTCGTTTCTGCTGCTAATCGAGGCGGGGCGGGTTCTTCCCGGTGCTGATCGGGGCCGGGGCCGTCGGGCACTGGTTCCGGCTGCACCTGATCCACCCGCACGGGGCACCGGGCACGGGTCCCGCTGGCACCGTTCCAGGGCGGCACAGTTTCGCCGCCGGATGATCCGGCAAAATGCCGCCGGGCGAAGGGGTCAGATTCTTCACTTAACGGCATATCGCCCCATCGGTAACGGTGAACTAGGTTCTATGCCGCCCTATTATCCCCCCTTAGCCCCCTTCTTCCCCGGCTTTGGTGTTGTGTTCCGGCCACTCGTGCCCCTCTTGCTCCATCCGGGCGCGGACTGCCTCAAGAATATATTTTTGCAAACTCTTTCCGCTTGCCTCAGCAGCCGCGCGAATCGCCGCACCTTCTGGTTTTAGCGGGCGCACGTTGATTACATCGCACTTTGCGTTATATTTTGCGTTGTTTCGCTTTTTTGCTTCTGTGATTGGCATTTTCTCCCTCTTTTCTCTCCCCTATGGGGGAGCTAATTATATTATACCAAATGGCTCTCGGCATTCAACTGTGTATTTTCCACAATCCTCAACGGTGCTTTTTGTGCAAAACGTAGAAAGCACCGTTGAGTGCTTGACAGAAACCCTCAACGGTGCTACCATGCAGACACAGCAAGCGAGCCGGACGACAAGCCGGAACGGTTGCGAGTAAGCCGAAAGGAGAACCGACACATGAGCGCAATTTTTTTCAAGCTCCCCGAATCCGTCAAGCGGCGGATTTGGGCGGAACTGCTCGAACAGTGGGCAAAAAGAAAGCCCGCCACCCACTGAGCAGGTGACAGGCTTGCGAGATGAATTTCCGAACGTCCATCTTGTAAGCCAGTTTACCACAGATCGGGGGTGATAGTCAAGCGGATGCCCCAGCGGGGCCGCACCGCTCAAAGCGGCCCCGCCCCACTACCCCGGCAGCCCGCCGGGGAAAACTGAAAAAAGCAAAGGAGATTTGAACCATGAGAATTTCAAAGAAGATCGCAACCGCCGCCGCTGCTCTGGCACTTGCCGCCGGGCTGCTGGCCCCCACCGCTGCAGCCGCCTGCCCCTACACCGTCGGCCCTCTGGGGCGGTACATTGCCCCGGCTGAGGTGCGCGGGCTGTACGCCTACGGCGACCGGGTGCAAGTTTGGTGCAGCGACCTGAAGGACGGCGACGACTGGTTTTTTCTGGTGGATGCCGAAACCGATCTGCGCATCTTCGACCGGGTCCAGCTGGTTGTGAACGCCAACGGCACCCCGGACGATTTCAGCGACGACACCGTGGAAGATGCCTTTTGGAGCTGCTGCTCCATCGACGATTGACCCCCGCCGGACACCTTAGCAGGGCCGCACCGTAAAGCGACCCCGCCCCACTACCCCGGCAGCCCGCCGGGAGATCATCCCGAACACCCGCCACAACACGAAAAGGAGCAAGTACCATGAAAGGCATGAGCAATAATCAGATCATCCAGAACGAGGCCGCAAAGCTGGCCCCCGCCACCCTGCACACCATCGCCACCGCACACCACACCGCCGCCCAGATCGAAGCCCTGGCCGCTCAGATCACCGTGACTGAGGACGACGGCACCCAGCACCCCGGCACCACCCACGACGCGGAGATTATTCTTGCAGCCAATGAGCTGCACACCTTCGACTACTGGAAAAAGGCCGGGAAGAGCGTCAAGCTCCACGAGAAGGCATTGATTGACTGCTACTTGTGGAAGTACACCACGAAGCCCAGCAAGGCCCAGCGAGAAGCGGCAGAGGCCGAAGGCAAGGAAGCCGCCCCCGATCCGCATTACTACCCGACAAAATCCTACCTGTTCAGCTGCCTGCAGGTTGAGGACAGCAAGCCCACCCCGGAAGCCCGTTTTAAGTCCACCGCTGAGATCATGGCCTATAACAAGAAGCTGGCCGCAGAGCGCAAGGCCGCAAAGATCGACCTTGACAAGCTCTATACCCTCTACACGGCAGAGTACAGCCGCCTTTACAACAGCGACGACCCCGACGACGAAAAGGCAGAACGGAACGCTGCAAAGGTCTTCGACGACAAGAGCCAGAACGACCCCGTTTTCCATGCCCTAGTTGATCGGATGATCCAGAAGATGGATGACTTTATCAGCAGTGACCGGGAAGCCGCCGCCTTTGTGCTGGCACTGGACAAGCTGAACGCCCCGAAACAGCCCGCACCCGCCCCGGCTCCTGCGCCCGTCGTCATTGAAGAACGCCACGAACTGCCGGAACTGGTCCACGTCGATCCGCTGCCCAAGAAGCCCGCCAAGCGCACCACCACGAAACCCAAGAGCAACGTCGCTGCCCTCAAGCAGACGGAACGCAAGGCAAAGGCCGCTTTCCTGGCCGTGCCCGAAACGGACCGCAAGGCGCAGGCCGAAGCCCTCAGCGCATGGCGCAAGGCACGAAAAGACGTTGCGGAAGCTGAGAATGCCCCCGCCGCTGTGCAGCAGCTTGATTTTGCAAGCATTGCCGCCGGCCTGCTGGCATGACACGAAACCGCCCCGGATACTTTGGCAGGGCTGCACCGATGAAAGCAACCCCGCCCCACTTCCCACCGGCAGCCCGCCGGGGGCATACCACGAAAAGGAGATGAACACCATGCACAAAATTAAGCTCGACCCGCTGCCCATCGTCACCGGCGACCCGGACGAACTGTTAGACCTGGACATCTGCGACACCTGCGAGTTTGCCACCACGCAAGCCGCCCGGATCGCCGCCATCTGCGAACAGGTCAAGCGGTACACCGTCACCCGGTACATCGCCCCAGGGCGGCAGATCATCGTAGCTCCCAGCACCCGCACCCCGGGCGGCTGGCAGGTCACGTTTTACCATGCCGACCGTCAGACCGGCGAGTTGGTGCCCATCGGCCACGCCGACCGGGACACCGCCGCCGGAGTTGCCGACGAGATTCCATACAACTACATCGCCGCGGATGCCGTGGCCTGAACGAAAAGGAGAACGAACCATGAAAAAGTTTAACAACATCTTCGAGCAGATCAACGTGGAGCTTCCCGCCGTGTGGAAAATCCAGACCCTGCGCACCGAAATTCGGCTCAGCCCCTGCAAGGCCGCGGAACTCCAACCACAGATTGACGCCGCCCGCCTCACCATCATCTGCGCCCGCCGCGGCTACCTGTACACCGCTTGAACCCCCGCCGGACACCTCAGCAGGGCCGCACCGCAAAGCGACCCCGCCCCATCGCCCTGCCGGGGCTATCACGAAATACGAAAAGAGGTTTACCACCATGACAACGCCAAACGATGCCCTGGACTTCTACCCCACGCCGGACAATCTGGCATGGGAGATGGTCCACAGCCTGGAAACCGAAATCCACGGCTTCCGCCGCTTCCCCAGTCCCGTGCTGGAACCGTCCGCCGGTGATGGGGCACTTGCCCGCCAGATTCACACCACGAGCGGCATTTACCACGATCCCAAAACGGGAAAGGTCCGCCGGGAGTATCTGGACAGGCTGGAAAAGGTTGATCTTGACTGCATCGAGCTTTCCAGTGATTTCCGGGCGAAGCTCAAGAAAGACGATTTCCGCGTGGTGCATGACGATTTTCTCACGTTCCGCCCCTGCAAGAAGTATGCGGCAATCGTGATGAACCCGCCTTTTTCCGCCGGGGCTGCCCACCTGCTCAAAGCCTTGGACGTGATGAAGGACGGCGGCAAAATCCGCTGTCTGCTCAACGCGGAGACGATCCGCAACCCCTGCACCAACGAACGAAAAGAGCTTGCGGCACAGCTGGAAAAGCTCAACGCCACAGTGAAGTACATCCCGGACGCTTTCAAAAACGCCCGCCGCGCCGCCCGGGTCGAGGTTGCGCTTGTGTCGGTGGACATCCCCGAGCGGGAGCCAGTAAGCAAAATCCGCCTGGAATTGCAGCACGAAACCACGGAACGCCTAAAGACCGATCCCGAACTTGCCGCGCTGGTATCTGCGGACCCCATCACGGCAGCCATTGAGCGGTACAACGCCGCAGCTGAGGGCATCCGCCGAATCTTCGAGGAATACAACGGGATTAAATCCCTGTTTTCCTCTGCCACGGCAGACGACAATGAAAGCGAAGTGCTTGCATTCAACCGGGACTATAACCAGGCGATCCGCCGCCTGCGCGCCCTGTACTGGGAAAAGCTGTTTGACCTGCCGCAAATCCGGGACAACCTCACCAACGATATGCAGAACGAATACCGTTCACGAATCGCCGAGCTTTCCGACTACGATTTCAGCACTTATAACATCTTGACCGTTCGGGAAGAAATGTCCGCCAACATCGTGCAGGGCATCGAAGATGAAATAATCGGGCTGTTCGACAACTGGACAAACCTTCACTACTGCTCCGAGTATTCAAAGAACATCCACTATTACAACGGCTGGTGTACTAATTCGGCTTACAAGATCGGCAAAAAGGTCATTTTCCGCTGCTGTGCCTTTAGTGACTGGTCCGGCAGGTTTGAACCGTCGTGGCGCGTGGAAAGCGCACTTTCTCAGATCGAGCGGGTGCTGCACTACCTGGACACCAACGGCCAGAAGTACAACGGCGACGAACTCCGGGCAGCCCTGAAAGCCGCAGAGCAGGCCGGGCAGAGCCAGAAGATCCAGCTTCACTACTTCACCGCCACGTTTTACAAAAAGGGCACCTGCCACATCGAGTTCACAAACGAGGACGTTTTGAAGTCCTTCAACCTCTACGCCAGCCAGAAAAAGGGTTGGCTGCCCCCGTCCTACGGCAAAAAGAGCTATCACGATATGCCCGCCGCTGATCGGAAGGTGGTGGACAGCTTCGAGGGCGAGGAAAGCTACACCGACACCCTCACCCGGCACCTGATCCCCACGAAATCCACTTTCTTACAGCTGAACGCATAACGAAAACGGACACTCTGGCAGGGCAAGCACCGTAAAGCAGCCCCGCCCCATCTGCCCCGGCATCCCGCCGGGAGTATCACGAAATCCAACCTCACGAAATACGAAAAGGAGCTGTCACGAAATGAAACTGAAAGAGACCCGCATTCTGGACGCTGAGGGCGCACGTTACGCCTGCATCGCCAACGACTACTGCACCTGCTGCGATTGCGAAGAATACGACCGCATCTTGAACGATGCAGCCGAGAGCAGCCGCAAGCCGGGCGGCATCACGGCGGACGATCTGGCCCGCATTGCCGAAGCGATCAAGGCCGTTAGTGATACCCAGGACGATGTGCCCGCCATCGCCTTTGCCCTCTCCCGCCGCACCGTCTCCCACTTCACCGAAGCCTGAGCCGCCGCCCAGCACGAAACACGAAAGGAGGGATTCGCGTATGAAAACCTATACCCGCCATAGCATTGCAGGATGGGACGTTTACACGGACGATGAAACCGGGCGCGTCCACCATCTCGTTGACCCAGATTCCAACGACCCGCGCACCCTGTATCCCTACATTCCCGCCGCCGGGGGTGGATGGGATAACGCCTGCGGCAGTCTGACGCTCTCCGCCCTGCGCGGCCGCATGGCACGAAACACCATCCGCTTTGCCTGATTTCTGCGCTCCGGCCACCCGCCGGGGATTTTGTGGGATTCCACACGAAATCTTTCTTGCGTTTTATTGCTTTTCTTTGCGTTTTGTCCTATCATGGTTGTAACGAAATCCAGTAACAAAAACCGACAAGGAGGTATTCTCATGTATACGATTCCTGCATTTGGCCCTTGGCCTGAACAGAACGCCGGACCCGACGAAGAAAAGCGGCTGAACAGTGCCCAGCAGAGCAAGACCAGCCCCACCAACATTGACCGGGAACACGAAACCGGGGTTTTCTACGGCTCCGGCAAGCTGCCCTATCAGACCAGCCTTGCCGCCTGCACCTGCAACGATTTTGTGAAACGGAAAAAGCCCTGCAAGCATATCTATCGCCTTGCTATGGAGCTTGGGATCATCCCTCTGGACTATAAGACAGGCAGGAGCAGCGGCGAACGGAACGAGGCACAGATCAGCTTTGAGGACAGCATTGCCCTTGTGGAGCAGCTTTCTGAGGCTGCACAAAAGCACGTCGAGAATATGCTGTACTACACCAGCGAGCGGGTAGACGACCGCCAGCGGGCCGTTACCTGCTACGATCTCGACGTTTCCGAAGAGCTGCGCACGTCGCCCCTGATCCACGAAAATCCCTATCCGCTGGCCGAGGTGCTTTCCGACCTCTCGAAACCGAACCTGCTCATTCTCCTTGATGCCATCCGCCGGGAGGACAAACCCCGCCGCAGCGCAGCCAAAGCCAAAATCGTGGAGTGGATCGCCGAAAACGTGCCCATGCTGGCAAACGAACTGCCGCCGTGTGCATCCTTCTCCTTCGTGGAGGTGTTCGACAAGGCCCAGCGGGACGTTTACAAGTATCTGCGCCGCAAGTATGAGATGGAAACAGACTGGTACACCGGGCTTGAATATCCCGCCGGAGCAGGTCTCCCCAACGAAAACGAACTTGTGTTTTACTTCCCGGAAGATCGTGTGACTGCTGCTCTCACGAAATACGGCTGCAACCGCTGCCTGCATGGGTACATCCCCACGAAATAAACTGTGCAAAAATGCACATTGGCGGCTAAGAATGCCATTTCCGCATATTTAACCCGCTTTTTTGATACAAAACCTACAATTTATGGACTTAACTGCCCAAAAGGAGGTATTTCTACGAACGACGCAGAGTTTTTCGCCCCGTGGCGGCTGGTTGCTGCCTTTGCAGACGGTTCCCGCCTGACCTTCGACGGATTGACCGAAGAGCAGGCCAAGGACGCAATGGAGGCCGCCCAGGAAGAACACGGCGATATTGGCTACTGGAACCGGGTCACGGATCAGAACTACGAGGACGGCAGATACTACAAGCTGATTCCCGAGCCGCCCGCCGTGCATATCGTGGACTTCACCGGGTACGATGGACCACTTGACGAGAACGGTTTCCCTGTCGGGCTGCCGGATGAAATCGCCCGGTACGCCAAAGAGCAGGGAGCCGCCCCCGATGCTCCGCAGATCATCCTCAAGCGCAACGCCCCACCTGATCCTGAGAATCCGAACAAAAAGTAATTACGAAATTCAAAAAGCCCGCCGGGTCGATGACCTGACGGGCTTTCTCTATAGCACCCAGCAGGCCGCACAGCCTGCCGGGTAATTTCTTGCCAACTTTTCCACATTTCCGGGTGGTCGTGTTTGTTTTTCTGCGCCGGGTGGACACAATTTGCGGAAGCGCATTTGCGTGAGGCCCCGACGGTCGATCTCCCCTATAGGAGAATATCGCCCTCAAGCCACGCATCTGCCCTGGGCAGGGTCTCGCGCACGTTATACGCGCGTGATAATAAGGCGGGGCACTCGGGCAGCCGTTCCATGCCCCGGCCAAAGGCCAGCAAAGCCACGTTCCGAAGCCGTTTCAAATGCTGGATGCTGTATCCCGCATCGACCTGCACTTCTGCCCATTTTTTGTGGCCGATGTAGTATTCTGTCAGGATCAGATTGTGGACACTGTCCAGGCGGTCAATTTGTCCCCGGATCAAAGCCTCGTCGGACTTCAAAAGAGCCTGCTGACGTTCCAGACTGCGCAGCCTGTCACCAATGCCCAGATCATCCATCTTGCAGGCCATCGCCGCAGTGCTGTCCCCGGGCCGCCCTCCGCCGGGCATACCGTCCATGTTGATGCCTTTCAGGGTGTCCACTTCGTCGTCCAGAGCGGCACACTGGCGGCGGATGATTGAAAGCCGACGTGGAATGTCTGCGCAGTATTTCAGAATCGCTTCCGCCTCGTGTGTCTTCATGCTCTGCCTCCCGAAAAATCAAAATTCAGTGCCAAAGATGGGGCCTTGCCCGTTTACCCGCTCAACCATAGCCCCCACGCCGTAGATGTCCTCCACCACACGGCGCAGCTTCTCGTAAGCTACCATCTCGCCGTCCTCGGACCATCCAAGGAACTGCTCGAAGTTGGAGCGGGTCTCCTGCATGACAGCGGCAATCTGCTCCACGGTATAGCTCATGTCGTGCAGGGCTTCCACGCAATACCGGGCCACCATGTCGGCAGCGTCCCGGCGTTCGGCAAGGATTTCCCGCTCATTGGCCGTCTTGCCCAGCTTTCCCGCCGGGAGTAAGAACCGCTCCACCATCAGCAGCGTGGTGCGGTCTTCCAGCGCAATGCGGGCTTTCCGCGCCCCTCGTTTGTCCCGATCCAGCGTGTACTGTTCCGCCGCATTGTTCATCTTGACGGTCAGCACAGCCGCCTTTCCTGCATCAAAATCCAGAATGTCGTGTGCCGCTGCCACAAAGCAGTATGACACGACCTGCCCGATAGCCTCCCGGTTCAGTGATGCCGCCGTTTTGGTGCGGCCAAGGTTGATCTGCCGATTTACAGCATTCTGGATGCTCTGCCGGTAGTACGACGGCACTCTTGCTCTGCTTTTGCCCATGATGATTCCTTTCCCGCCTGTTCAGCCAGACGTTTCCATTCTTTGATCTCGTTTTTCGTGTCCGGGGTGATGATCTCCCGGAACACATAGCCCCGCGGCTCTGCAATCAGGTCAACAAACAGCCTGCGGCGGTAGATGTAGTCCTTCTGCGCCCGCCGGGTGAATTTTGACTTAATTTCCACCACTTCCACCGTTCCGTCGGCATATTCCAGCACATAATCCGCCGTATATCTTGCCGCCGGGAGATGGACAGCACAGAAATCCTTTGCGGGCAGCAAAGGAAAGGCAACGTGCGGCGTTGCCTTGATGATCCTGCCGGACTGGATGCCCGGCAGCACTGTGCCAATGTAAAAATCATACTCGCCCTTGCTCTCGAAGACCTTCCCGATCTCCCCGGCAGTCTTGGCGGCAGCTTCCAGCGATACTGCCCCCGCCGGGGCTTTCCTTGCGCGGCGGTCGGCTATTTGCTTCTCCGCTTGGGCACGGTATCGAGGCGGTAGGTCTTCCAGTTCCAGTCTTGTGCTCACGGCTGGTTCCTCCTGTTTTTGTTCTTGGGCAGCTCCTTGCGGTACAGGCTCACGATCAGGTGACGGGTAGAGTTGCCCGTGATGGTGACTTCGCACCGATGCAGGGTATACCCCGGATACATCCGCTCCCAGTACGCCCGGTCTTCCAGACAGTTTTCACACACGTCCTTTAGCTTGCTTCGACTCATTTTGTTGTCGTTCGGCCTAGGCATTTTGGGCGGCTGCAGGCCGTGGCTCTGCCGCCAGTGCCGTTTGCATCTGCGGTTCTTCACGATATACCGGGCAAGGCTTTCCACGCTGTTGTGGTCGAAGTGCAGCGGCTCACATCGAGCCATACCCCGACCATTCCACGCCTGTTCCACCATTTCCCGGGTCAGCCCCGCCGGGTGCGTCATAATGACATGGTGATGGTGCCGTCCCAAGACTTCACCTGTCACCGGGTCCACGGTGCAATACTCCGTCACCACGACCCACTTTGGACGCTGGATGCCCTGTTTATCGCAAAGGCGGTACAGCATCTTGATTGCATTGGAGAAATCCCGGTCAGCACGGGCAAGGTCATTTGGGGCAGGATGGTGTTCGTCGTCGTAGGTGTATGTAACCGAGAAATCACCGGGCCGGAAGTTCGTATTTACCAGCAGAACCAGGTAGCGACCAGATTTGCGGAGGTTGTAGGCTTCCTTCGCCAGACTGGTAGCGAGTTCTTTCTTCCGCCGGGTGCTGGCCTTATGCTCTTTCTCGGAAACCTCGAAAAACTCCGCCTGCATGGTGGGCGCAGTGGCATAATCTTTGCCGCAGATGTATTTCTGTTCTCTGACATAAAAGCCGCCGCCCATACACACTACGTCCTCCTTCCCGTAAACGTCCAATTTGCTGAATAAAGGCCAAACCGCCCGCCGCCCGTGTACTTCTATGCTTGCCCCCGCCCCCGCTCCGGCAAGCTCTGCTGTCCGTTACGCCCTACTGCCGCGGGGAGACAATACAGGGGGTTCCCCCCTGTACCCCCGTCACGGGAACGGCTGCTTCTAATCAAGCTTTAAGCAAGCTGCTGCTCCCGTGTCCCTTAGTTTATCCTCGGTATACAAGCCCCTTGCCGCCTCGTCAGGGCGGCAATTTTACGACGGGCTTGTTACGACTTCAACCTGTAGTCACTTCAAAACGAAGCTGTTGAGATAGGGCAGCACCTCGCCGCCGCAGTTGGACACGATCAGGTAGAAGTTCTTTTGGAAGACGTGGAAGTAAAGAGCGTTGCTCACGTCCTTCGATCCTTCGGTGCGCTGCTCCTGAATCATCCGGGTTGCCTGGTTCCGGGACAGCCCCATGCCCATCAGGAGCTTTTTCATTCTCTTGGTTGTCGTTTCAGTTTACCTCGTAGTCTTCAATGCCGTTTTCGTCCGTTCGCTTTTCCCAGTGTTCGCAGCTGTCCTCAACGTCGGTGACATCGGTGCAGTTCAGCGACAGGCCATTGAAACAGACCCAGGTATAGCTTTCGTGCCATCGGCAGTTACAGCAATTTTTTTCAGACCCCATGCTTTCCTCCATCCCAGAATCCCTCCATTGCCTCCATGTACGCTTTGAAGCAGTCCGGGCACAGATCGCCAACGTAACAGATTCTTTCGCAATCAAGTGCCCATCCGTCCAGCGGTTTGCTGTCATACTTTCCGTCGTCGAGCCGCTCTGCAAATACCTGCTTGCGGCAACGGTTGCAGATGAACATTGAGCCGTTCTTTCTCATATCAGCACCTCCCGCGCTTTGCACGCTTTCCATCACGGACAGACTTTCCCTCGGTGGGTGCCTCGTACAACTGCACCATCGGCTGCGGCTGATCCGAACGGTTGAGCGGCTTGTCATACTGAACCGTGTAGTCGCCCTTCGGGTTATCGTGCCATGCCAGAGCGTGACGGATTGCAAGCCAGACCTGCTCTGCCCGGTACGGGATTCTCATGCAGTAATCAAGCGGGGCGGAAAGAACATATCTTTTGTACAGCTTGTCCACTTCCTCCCGCATGATGTTCCGGCGGTCGATTGAGATATGGAAGATTTCATCTCGTTCTTCTTCGTCGGCAAATGAATCGTTTTCCAGTGCGGCGTAGAACCTTGCCATGCAAAGTTCGTCTGTCAGGTCTTCAAACTGACCCATGTGCAGACGAAGGTACATCTCGCAGGCTTTTGCTACTGCCTCGGCCACCGGGCGGCTCATGGTTATGGTGACTTTCTCGATTTCTGCCGGCGCGTTCTTTTTCTTGCCCATGACATTACCCCCACAGCTTGACAGCCGGTGCGCCATAGCCATCGCGTACAATAATGCCATCTTTTTCTGTAACAAACATCGTTGTCTTGAACGGGAAGTTTGCGGCACTGATGCCCGCTTCATTGGCAGCATCGATCAGCATCCCGCACGGACCGTAATCGCTCATAATGGAGAAGTGGTTGAACCTCCCACTTTCCGCGTATTCTGTCATGCGTTTTGCCAGGGCTTTTTTGAACGTATCCGCTTGATCCGATGTTATGTTCTGCCGCCCCATGTCAGCAAGGAGACACGCAGTAATGGAAGGGAAGCTGTCATCTCCATTGCTGTGCGGCCGATCTTCGAGTATCTTCTCCGCCCACCAGTTGACAGCTTTCTCGATTGCCTCTTTCGCTAAAATCATTCCGTCTCTTTATCCTCCGTCTTGCACAGCTGTGCCGTTGCCCGAGCCATGTTCACCATCTTCTGCAGCGTTTCCAGCAAATTGCCGGACAGATTGATGGGAAGAAGTGCCGCCCGCACGATCATTCCGTCCCGGATAACATAGTACCGGGAGCCGTTCGCTGCACGGCGCAAGCAGTAATTGGTATAGTCGCTTTTCTTGATCTCGTCCATAACGGGAACCAACTTGCTGGCGGCGATGAAATCTATGGTCTTTTCGTTCGGGTCCGTCAGCCCCATGAGAAGTGCCCCGCCGATGTTCAGGTTGATATAGCTGGTTTTGCATTCAACCTCATTCTGAACAGCATCTTCGAGGTTCAGACCACAGACGTCCGTAATGGCGTTGCAGTCGTATGCGGTATATATCACATCTTCCCATTTCTTTTTCTCGATCCCGAGCATCGTCATAACCTCCGCTTCGCTCCACGGCTTAGGGAAACCTTCCAGCGAGTAGATTTCAGAATTTGTGCCGATGTAGAACTTCGTTTCAAGATCGTCCGATCCATGCACCCTATACAGGCGGCAGGAGCCACGGTCTTTGATTACTTTGGCAATCGCTGCAATTTTCATGTGCGCACCTCTCCGATGGATTGAACTTCAAACCATTCAAATTCTATGTAGTGTTCTGCGGCTTGCTTCTTCGCCTTGCAAACGGCTTCTTCTGCCGACGCCGCCTTGACCCGGTATGCCAACCATGCGGGCAGCCCTCGGCCATAGCCTTTCAGGACAATTTCATACGTCTTCATCCCGGCCAGCCTCATACAAACAGGTACGCCCAGCAGAGCTTCACCAGCGCAGCAGGCACCAGCAGCAAAATCGCCGTCCAGAGCGCATCAGCCAGCAAAAGCAGAACCGCGCCAAGAGCTTTAATCCGTCCGTCCATGCTTTTCACCTCAACTTTCTTGCTCGTCTTCATTGTCTCGCACCTGACAAGCAGGTGCGGATACGGGATTCTTGATCTTGACGACGGGACGAACGCCACCGGTTGAGCGGGCAAAGCTGCAGTCCGCACCGCCGGCGCTGTAGACATCCGCGAAAAGGGCTTCCGAGTTCTGTGCCCGATTTTGGAGCCAGTACCATTCCCATTCACCGCCCAAACCCCGAAAAGCAATTCGGTTTCTCCGCTGTTTCATGGACTTCCACTGCTCAACACCCGTCTCATTCTCACCGCATTTGTTCTCCCCGAAGATTTCCTTTTCTGTCGGGATACGGAGCAGATCGCCGTTTGCAAACGGTGTCAACAGCTTCTTGATCTTCTTGGGGAATCGGTCGAGAATTTCACCGTTCAGCTTTGCCCGCAGATCGGATTCATTCCATCCGCCAGAGCTGGAACCGCTCTCATTCATGCAGCTTTCCTCTGCCAGACAATCCACCGAACAGAAGATCATGCCGTCCGGCTCGTCCTTAACTGCCGTCATCTGCATCTTTTCGCCATTGTTCAGCTTGAACGAGATGATGTCCCCGACCCGAAACAGATCGACCTTGATTTTTTCTGTTCTTTTGACTTTCATATTTACCTCCCGCTATTCAAGTTCATCGCCCCACGCATCCCATCCCGGCGCGTGCTGGCGGGCAAACAATTCAATACGAGGCACATCTCCCAGCAGTTCAACGATTCGGCGGCGGGCTTCATCCGGCTTTACGCTGTGTGCCTGTATCGGCGATTCGATCACCTGATGCACCGAATGGCTTTTGACCAGTTCTTTTGCCTTGAATCCCGGCGTTACTCCCAGCAAGCACACCTCCGCATTTGCGCGAGTGTATGCGCCCATGCCGTAAAAATTCCCGCCCGATTTATATTTCTTGATCCAAACGAAGGCGGCGGTTTTATAAGCAAATCCCCATGCTTCCATTACCCGAAGTGCATCTGGGATGGTTGGAAACGTGGCCCACATGAACAGGGCGCAGCCCCCCCCCTGCAAGCCGACGAACCGGCAACGCGCAGATGCTATCAATATCCATTGTGCGATAGTGCTGTTCTGCGTTGCCTCGGCTTTTTGGGCCTGTTCCGTGCTGGCGGTAGCTCCATGGCGGGTCTGCGTAGATCACTGTATATTTCTTATCCGGCAGGTTCATTTCTGGTTCTCCTTGAAATACTTATCGTTCCACAGGATGCAGGTTTGGTTCGCTATCACGGCGCAATCATCCCAGTATTCATTGGCTCCAACCTTGCGGGGGTTGTTGCCCCATGCCTCAATCCAGGAAGGCAGGCTTTGGTTGATTGCATCGAAGCGCAGCCCCCACTTTTCGCAGGCCGCTATCGCTTCTTCCAGCATCTTGCCCTCTCTGCACGTCCAGAGGATAAGCCCGGCACCCTTAGCTTGCTGTTTCTTGGCTTCATCAATAACATGCAGAATCGGCTTTCCGATGTTCGGATACTCATTCGTGCACAAGCAACCGTCAAAGTCAATCGCAATGGCTCTACGCATTTTGTGCTCCTTTCTTTCCGTTTTATCCCCACTGGTTAGCCATTGCGCTTGCTACTCCGGGGAATGTTTTCGCTCGGTTCCTTGCTCTGTCAGTTGTAAACATCCCTTTATTCTGCGCTCTGTGCTTGTGGCCATAAGAGCTAGACGGGCACCACGTCGCCGTCGGTTCCACAACGTCCGTTGGTTCCAGTGGGGAAAGCCCTTTTAGCCAGAGGCACGTCTTCTTCGTGAATGGGTGCCCGAACTGGCACGGTTGGATGCTTTGTGTATATTTCGGAAGAGCAAAAACCTTGCTCGGAACCGGGTTTTCTACGCAAATTTTCGGAATGTCCGCCCACCAAAACCGCATAAATAAATCCCTGCCGAGAATGCCTTTTATGACGCGGTCCTCTTGGAGTTGGTGGTCCTTCCAAAGGTGCCTTGCTCCCGCATTGCTCAAATATGTGCAGGGGGGATGCGCAATAAGTAAATCCCAGTTTCCGACTTCGTGCGTTTCGCCGTCCATCGTTACGATCCGCCCCCCCTCAAAGCCAAAAGCGCATCGCCGAAAATGTGCCACTCCGGGTGCCCGCCTGACGGTTCTTGAATGTCGCATGAGTATGCTTCATGTCCCCGCCGTCGAAAGGCTTTGCACACTTCTTGCGATTCCTCGCAAGCTATCAGAACTTTCATTCTTCCGCCTCCCGCACGATCCACACCCGGTGTTCGCCATATCCGTTCCAGTTCAGCGCATCTTCATGGCTGCCCGAAACAGCAACGTCCAAATGATTGCCCTGCACCCCTGCGCCTTTGTCCTGCACAATGCGAATCCCCACATCCTCGATGTAGACCACCGTGCCATAGGGGAGAAGCGTCTGGTCCGCTGCCACGGTGACATCCGCTTGGATCGGCTGCCCGCTGGCGGTGATCCCCGTGCCCGTGCCACAGATGTGCTGGTATTTCTCGGTGCAGTATGCGGTACACTCGAAAACCCCGGCATACTCGACAACCAACTTTTTATCCAGCGTACCCCTAATTTTCAACTCGTCCGCCAGATCGTCTGCATACTGGGCGATAACTCCGGCGGTTCCTTCCCAGTCCTCCGCGCGGGATTTGTAAATATCCCGCTGGATTTCCAGGTCGTCGATCCGGCTGTTTGCCAGTCCAACGGCAACGCTGCTGGCAGCTGCCGCGCAAATCGCAACAGATACAGCCAGCTTCGACAGGGTATCAGGTCTCATTTCCTTCATCCTCCGATTTTTGGAACACAACAGGCGGGTGCCCGTGTGTTTGTGCGCGGAGCGTTCCTGTTACATTTACAGAAACATCCATGTTTTTCCCGCCTTGGTCGTTTAGCACCAGAGATTCCATCAGTCTTTGATTCTGTATACAACAGCCGTTTTGTTTCCGCCCGCCCCGGTCATCAGTGTCGGGCTGCATTCTTCTGAATAGCCGATTCCGCCAGAATTTCCAAGGCCAAACCCGGCAGCACGTTGGATCAGGCTTTGGTCTTGGCGTGTCGCCAGCGTCGCGGAAAGCTCCGTCTGCACCAGCGGACCTTTGCCGCCGCCCTCACAGCCTTGCCGGATTTTCAGGGTGTAGGCTCGTTCTGCCCCCCCCTCGGAGCTTTCCTGCTTCCACCATGCGATCATGCCATGAATAGCAGTCAGGAGCAAGGCAGGCAACGGTCTGCCCCCCCCTCCGGGAGGCACGGTCTAAAATGCCATTCAGTGCCGCCACGCTCAAAAGCGACCATCGTGGCGGCTTCTCCACGAGTATCGCAGACAGCATATATTCTTCGGCGACGGTGGGGGATTCCCCAATATTGAGCGTTGACAATTCGATAGGCAACAGCTCCGTAGGACACAGCCTTTGCCCATTTTCCATGCTGGCGAATAGGCTTATCTGTTCCACCTCCGGCAAAATCTCGGAGGTGCAAAAGCTCGTTGAGAACAATTTCAAAATCCTTTCCGCCATGCGACGACAGCGCACCCGGCACATTTTCCCAAATGACAAAGCGCGGATACCTTCCGCCTGTGGCAGACAGCATTTCCCGGATGACCCGGATTGCTTCATAGAACAGGCAGCTTCGGTCTCCGCCCAGTCCTTTGCGCTTTCCCGCAATGCTCAGGTCTTGGCAAGGAGAGCCGAAAGTGATGATGTCCACCGGCTCGATCTGACCGCCTTTGATGTCCGTTATGCTGCCGAGGTGTTGCATCTCCGGCAGGTGTGTTTTGGTAACGGCAATAGGGTAAGGCTCCACTTCGCTTGCCCATACAGCCCGCCCGCCGCACATCACAGCACACAGCGGCATGGTCCCGCTTCCATCGAACAGGCTGCCCAGCTTTACCTCCGCCGCAGGCTTCCCCAATTCCCGGAAAGCATTTTGGACGAAGAACAGGGCATTCGGAAAGGCCATGCCGTTGCCCCACATGGAATACTCCGCCGACGGACTGTGCAGCTCGTCGTGCCATCTCTTCACTGCGGCATCGCTTCTGGCTCCATCTGCCCGGGCAATGATCTTCTTGGGCTTTTGCCCTTTGATCTTGCAATTTCTCAGGTACACTTCCCGCCAGAACTTGATTTCTTCCGCATCCGTCAGCGGTGCGATTTCACCCCAGCCATCTGGAAAGCCCTGCAGCCGCCCGCACTCCATCGGCAACAGGCGGCGCACGATCCATTCCGGCAGGCACGGCACGTCTGGCTGAATGACCGGGTTGATGTAGTTCAAGCTCCATCCTCCTGATTCTTTCGCCTGGAGCGTTCCGCTCACTGTACCGTTCAGGCGGCTGTTTCTGGCATCGTGGGCCACCGCATGACGGTCTTGTGTGTTCAGCGTGAACGAAGCATTCTCTCGGACACCACTTCCATTTTGGTTTGTGTTTCGGTCAACGAAGTTCCCGGCAAGACAGAACGAGTTGTAGCCTGCAATGGTTCTGTCCTTGTCTCGGCTCAGTGTCGGTGCGGTGTTCATCAGGCGTTCGGCGTTGGTCTGGGTGGATGCAATGCAGCACACGTCTTTCTCACTGTTCACGCTGCCGCCCCCCCCTCGAACCAGAATAGCCTGCGACCGCATGGTGCTGGCGGTGTGCATCAGCGAAGGAGCCACGCCGTCGGCATCGTATACCCGCTTTCCCTGCGGGAAGTCCTGGGTCAAGCATTTAATCTCCATGGTTTTCCTCTTTTCTTGTGCGAACGGCCGGCATCGAACCGACCCGTCTGTTGATGATGGGGAATCGGAAACAGGCGGCACCTTGCGCTCGCATATCAGACCCGCTCCGTAAGAGAGGTACAGAGCGGGGCGGCCACTGCAATGGCCTGTTGCTTTTGGCCTGAGCAAGTTGAACAGGGTGTTTCTGCGCTCACACTGCGGCGCACCCGTTCACGTCATATCCATGCGGGTGTGGCTTCGGCAAGAACGGCAGCCCGGTTTTGCATCGGGCTTGAACGGAAAGGAGGACGCTGCTGTACAGCACCGCTCCTCCGTGCCGGGCGGCTGACTTCATGGCCGTGCCCGGCTTTCATGGAAAGCGTTAAGCAGGCGCAGATGGGGTTCGGCCCCATTCACAGTGCCCCTGTACTAGAAAGGCACCCCGCGCCACATAAAAAGCAGCCCCGCTTCTGCGGGCAGGGCTACCTATCGTTCTACCGGGGACAATGCTTTGTATCAGCAGCATCGTTTCCCTCATAGTGCTTGCACTCCACGTTGTAGCCGCTGCACGGAGCACATCGCGCAGCGGTGATCTTGAACGTGTGCTTGCACTGTTCTACGTCATTCTTCTTTGTGCCCCTGTGTGGGGCAATTCCGATATGTACGCTCCTTGCCAAACTCTTGACCCTCCTTGCTTTATATAGGTAGCTGCACCGTCCAAGCGGGGATGTGTTGCAGCGTTTGTCCTGCACCGCCTCCCAGTGCTCCGGCGGGTTGAAGTTGATCCGCCGCCGAGGTTTCAACCAACCTTCGAGGAAGTAAAGATCACTATCCCATTCTTTAGCCGCTTCATCTGCCCACTTGAGCATTTCTTTTACGGCTTCTGGCAGTTCAAATTTTCCATCCCATAGAGGGCTGTCTGCCTCTGTAATGTCCGGCATGGTTGCTGGTAGCTCTATTCGCTCACCGCTCGGAAGTTCAAGATAGGCGGTATACCCGCTCACTTTTCTACCTCCATAATGTGCGTGGCGATCATATCCGCCATGTGAACGCACAGAGCCTCTGGGCAGCTGTCATATACTTTGCTCAGGGTATCCCAGTCCTGCTGCCCGGTGTAGGCACCCATGTGCCAGCGGATCGCCAGCGTCTCTTTTTCCGCGAGGTACATCCAGTGCTGAATCAGGATGACCGATTCTTCACCATGCCCCAGCATCCGGGTGTCTCTGTACCGATACCCTCCCTCCGGCTTTGCAATGTACTTCCCAGCCTTGCAGACATCGTGCAGCAGGGCGGCAGTCAGCACAGCGTTCTTATCGCACTGTGCGAACCGTTCTGTCTCGCACAGCTCCATTGCAGCCTTTGCCACATTGAGGGAGTGGATCAGCAGGCCGCCCGGTACGTTCAGGTGATGATTTGCGCTGGCCGGGCTGTTGAAAAAGCCAATTTCGTCAAGCACTCGCCACATCACCATGCTACCAGGTCTCTTCCCGACCGCCTCAATAAACATCTGCTTGTACTGTTCTTTCGGGGAATATACGCCTTGTCCTTCCATGCCGTGTTCCTCCGAAATCAAGCCTTGCCCAGAGGTTTGGCAGGCAGATCAGCGGGGCCAATAGCCTTGAAGTCTTCCGGGTTGATTTCCTGGATAGGATGCTCCAACGCCTGATCGAGTGCTGCATCCAGCCCGATCTTCACATCCTGCAGCAGCTTTTCGGCCTTCTTCACGTCATTGCCGCAAGCCGCAGCAACAATGTTCGCTGTCGCTGCAACGGCAAGGTTCACCAGCGTTTCATCGTCACCATTTGCCCACAGGTCAACACGGTTGTTTTCCAGTTCTACGGAAAAGCCAATTTTCTTTTCGTCGTTCATATCGTAGTCCTTTCTTTGGTGGGTGGATGTTCGGTCTTTGGCGGTACGCCCCGGGGTTAGCACCGGGCGGAAGGGAATGCACACCCTCCTGCACTGGCCGTACCAGATAAAAAGGCGGCATCGGACAGGTAGCCGCCGCCCATGCGGGCCGCCCCCTAGATAGACTAGCCGCATGGTGGGCGGGTAGGTCTGCCCATGCCCGGAAGCTCACTCTTTAACGTGTTCTTCCTGTTTCATCTTGTCTATGTACTTCTGCGCCAGATCGTGAATCTGCTTTTTGAACACTGCCCGCTTACGGCGTTCCAGCAGCTCAAAGATTCCGGCGCAAATCAGCACGGTTACAACCCCAGCTGTCACGATCAATCCCATCCATTCCATACGTCTCTCTGCTTTCAC